CAGATTAATGCAGCGGACGCTACCGGTAACCTACCCACGTCGTACGTCTGGTCCTCTTCCGAGTACAATTCCTACTTCGCCTGGTGCCTGAACTTTGGCAATGGGAATTGGTACTACAGCACCAAGAGCAACAGTTACTGGGTAGTGCCTTTCCGGAGAATACCCGTTTAAACGGGTATTCACTTTCAATACTCTGTCACTGTGAGTGTCCTTTAAAGGACACTGCTTTTAGGGCTTGCCCTTTGTAGGGCTGCCCTTACTACCCTTACTCCATTTAAAAGCCCTACAGGCTACCCAGCCCCTTTGTAGGGACTGGGTCCAAAATGTATGCCCCCTGTAACCGCGCGTGGGCGGTTACAGGGTGTTTTTTTTATTTACCAACCCACTGTATTTTGTATGACAAATCTAGAGCATCAAATTCAACCTCACGAACGTACAAAATTATATCAGCTGGCAAGGAGTATACTCAAAGACACCCACATTTTAGTATCACGAATGCCTAAGCAGTTTAAATTTACCTTAGGTACGAAGCTAATCGATCAGGCCACTAGTCTGACTCTTTCAATATTCTTAGCCTACGAGGAGGTTAATGACAGAAATAGAAAATTGCAACTAGTAAAGGAGATAAATCACCACCTCCAAGCATTGCTCTTATCATATCGTATTGCCTATGATGTGCGTGCGGTGTCGACTGGAGAGCGCGGACAAATTGGGTTTGGTAAACAAGTCCAACGACTCGTTGCCTGTACAGTACAGCAAAAACAGTGGGCTGGTGCAATTATAACCGACGCCAGAATTTAACATTACGAATGGACTATCGGAGACACAGACAGAGTGCGCTTAGACCAAGGTCGGCGTAGACGTCCACTATCTCGGACCATAGCACCCATGCGGTAAAAGGCTAAAAGCGTCTAACCGAGGTGGCGACATGTCGGTGTGATTCGAGTCTATGGTCTAACACCACGACGAACGTCTGGTCCTCTACCGAGAACAATTCCAACAACGCCTGGAACCTGAACTTTGGCAATGGGAATTGGAACAACAACAACAAGAACAACAGTAACTGGGTAGTGCCTTTCCGGAGATAAAGCAAGTGTCTACACCGATAGTCCTTCGGGACCGGTACACGTACGAAGATATACTTTATGCCTATCTAGACTGTAGGCGTTTGAAGCGCAACAAGCGTTCAGCCCTTGAATTTGAGCTAAGGTTCGAGGACAATCTTTTAACTCTATTAGACGAGGTGAACAACGGCAATTATGAGATAGGTCGATCCGAGGTCTTCGTAGTAACGCGACCTAAACCTCGGGAGATATGGGCGGCACAGTTTAGGGATCGTATCGTACACCACCTTATCTACGCAGATATTGGCCGATACTTAGAGGAACGCTTTATTGAGGATACCTACAGCTGCATTAAGGGTAGGGGTACACTAGCCGCCTCGAATAGGGTCACCGCGCTACATCGCAGGGTAACCCGTAACTACGCAACTGACTGCTTCGTTCTACAGTTTGATATAAAGAACTTTTTCGTATCTATAAACAAGTACATACTGTGGGATAAGTTTGAACGACATGTGGGTGAACCTTCATCGTCCCTCACATCTAATCTACTTTACCTGGTACTGTGGAACGACCCTACGGTAAATCCGATTATAAAACCGAATAGCCAGTTTGAGCTCGTACCTAAACACAAGTCACTTTGGAACGTACCGTATAACTATGGCTTACCGATCGGAAATCTGTTGAGTCAAGTTGCAAGTAACGTGTATCTAGATGACTTTGATAAATTTGTCAAGCATGTTTTAGGCGTGAAAGCCTACGTTCGCTACGTAGACGACGCGGTTATTCTCTCAACCAACCGCAGCGAGCTGGAAGAATGGAAAGTACAAATCGGACAATACTTGAAACAACGACTTGAGTTAACTGTCCATCCAGATAAATGTACCATTACGCCGGCCTCACAAGGCATTAATTTCGTAGGATACGTCCATAAACCATGGAGACGATATACGCGGAATTGTATATTGACTACAGCTAATTCAATTGTAGTCGACTACAGTGATTTTTGGACAGAGCGGGATCGTGTACAGTCAACGATTAATAGCTACTTAGGGCACATGGTGCACTCTACTTCATTTAATGTCCGTAGACGTTTAGTAGAGCAACACACTATCCCTGGCTTTTTTACTACCGATTCAAACTGCACCCGTTTAATAAAGCTATAACCATTACCCATTCTGGGGTAATGGGATTTATGCTTTCATTTCAATTTTACACCTATATCACCTTAATGGATACACCCAACAGTCTAAGGAGACTACCATGAACATTCAATCCCCTACTTTCAATGTCCAACATGCCATCCGCTCACTCGAGCTTATGGTAGGCGACAAGCGCCACCTCAATGAGGAAGATTGTCTAGTTTCTGCCCTCCTTAAAGAGGGGCGAGATTTAATTAAGGCCGAGGTTGATCTGGAGCCTTGGCTTGCCCGAGTCAAGGAAATTAACCGTGCCCTCTCACTGCGCCAGGTAGGAGTACATTTCTAATGAGTAATAAACATAGCGTTAAACTTACCTCCATAAAAGGTAAGGCACTTACGTCCTTCCAGCGCTCTCTGGTCAATAACATGGCCCGTAAGGTTCTTATTGTCGGAGGCCTACTTACCCAACGCGTAGAGGTGTATGGGTGTGAGGCCATTGGCAATTATGTAAATGGTACTCAAAAGCGAGCGGAAGCTATCCAGTTCGTCCTTAATCACTATAAGACCTACCCCCGGAACTGGCAGTTCTGGTGTGCAGTCTTTTATAAGGATAAGCCTACCGGAGTTACCCAGTACAGTTCGGCTCTGTTCGAACCCCTCTATGGTACGTCTAAAGACATTGATTGCCATCTAACCCCGATGGTGGATCAGTTTGTAAAAGACGGAGATAACGTCAACCTATGTTCCTATGGGTGGATCGCAATCCCGTCTGACGAGGTTGAGATTGACGACGACGCCGAGGAGGCGTTCGTTCGACTATTCGAAGCGAAGAACTGCTATGACAAAGAGCATGGCAAAAACATGCTGTTGGCGCGTAAGATAGAGTGGGCCGGTAAGGCCTAAGGAGATAAGATGATGAAGAAAATGGAATTGGCCGTATTGGCTGATATTGAAGAACAACTTACCATTCTGCAAGCGATTGGTAAACGCAACTTACAGACTGATAACCGACATGCCCTGACCGACTTATCCCCCACCTTGAATCTCAGCTTTTCAGAGCTTAAAGACATGATGGGCCGAGAGCGCCTGCGCAGCGCCTTCTTGACCGAGATCGTCAATAATTTGACCCAACGTAAGTTGATCGTTAAGGTGCGCAAAGATTCACTGGCGATTATTAAACCATTTATTGAAGAGAATGGTGAGTACGGGTCGTTAGATGACGTTAAAGCGCGTATCCGTAAGCACGTAAACAAGTAACACCTACTTACAAATACCGAGTCCTAAGGAGGACACCATGATCCCATTAATGGAAATGGCTTTGGTTATTGAATTGATGTCCGGACACACAGACGCACGTGTGTCTCTGGAGCATAAGTGTCTGATCGAGAACGCCATCTACGAGGCGGCTGATCAGGGACCTAAGGGCATGGCCCTGGCCACAGAGGTTGCCCTTAACCGTCTGGAAGCCGGTTACCGGTACAAGGACACCTCATGCACAATCATCCACGACCACAAACAGTTCTCGTGGACCAGTACGCCGGCTGATAAGCGTCGTGTGTATACGCTTGAAGAGGAGCGTGCTGCAGCGCAGGTAGTGTATACCTACCTGTATGAAAACCCGAAGCGTATGTTACCTAAAAACACGCTTCATTACCTGAATACCCGTACTGCGACGGACATGTCGTGGTACGATCCTAAGAAAGTTGTGCTGACCTATGGTGGCCACACCTTTCTAAAAGACATTAAATAATTATACCACGTCCTAAGGAGGACACAGTTATGGCTATCTTTGCAGAAAAAAACGGCGTGCTGTACATGCGCGCCTCAGGTAAGGACGAAGAAAACGTCTATTACCAAATATTGTTAGGGGAGAATGATAACTCCCCCTTCATCCAGACTATCCTAATCGAGGACATTCTGAATATTAAACATAAGCCCAGTGGGTTCTACCACAGGGCACTTGTCCCTAAGGGGGCTATACACACTGGCAATGGGCACATGTACCCGCTGCGCCTACTACTGGGCTCCCACGAGGAGCGACAGATTTCGTCTGCCCGTCGAGGCACTCGCATACCCGATAGCGGGTGGATTCAGAGATCCAAGAAACGCATCTTCAATGCATTGGGTATAGATGCGTTGGTGGACCTTACCCCTGATGATGAAGGGTATCGAGATACCCAACGTATGTTAGCCCTAGAGTACGTCTTCGAAGAGAAAGAGGCACTGATCTCAGCCGAGGCATGGGGCCTTATAGAGGGAACACCTGGTATTGAATGTAAGGGTCAGTTTGATACGGGCTATCACGTTCGTGTTATTCCGAAGGTAAAGGCCCTGTAATTAGCGATCCAGTGATATTTAAGGCCTATATCACTTTAATGGAGATACGTGAATAAACAGTCTCCGTCAGCATTCTATTATACCTAACGGTGACGCTGACCACCGCAAATCCCTAAGGAGGGAATTACAATGTACTACATCGACTTTAACGACGTATTCGAAAACATCGATAATCAGGTAGAGTTCAATAGCGAATGGGCAAACAGCACCGGTTACATGGATAATGCCGTTTGGGAGCCGGTCTCTGAACCGGTTAAGTTCGAAGACAATGCTGGCCGGAAGGGGGTAATTCTTCCCCTTCTGCTGGCGAAGTCGCCGGCTAACGTTGTAATCTTCCAGCGCTACGCTGGAGGTAACGTAATCGTCTCTAATGAGGCGCCGGAAGTCCGCCGGGCGGCATGCCTCCAGGGCGATATCACAGCCGATGCAGGCGTGATCGCCAACGCCATTGAACTTATGAACGGTGCCATCGGCACTGAGTTCGAAAAGATGGCAAAAGATGCCTTCTCCAAAGACGGCAGCGCATTCTTGGATGTTGCTGCAGAGAGCATACGCGTGTGCCGGGGGGAGGTTGCCTCGGTTACACTACCCACCAATGTGGCCAAGGCCCTTATCGAAAAGGGTCTTGTGGTAGGCGCTAAGCGTCACGGCAAGGCAGTGGGAATTAAAGTTGAGGATGGTGAAATTATCCTTAATGATGTCAAATATGGATGGGAGGAGTACACTCCCATCATTGGGGACGAAATACGGTATGTACAGAACGAGGCCAGTGCTAAGGTAATCCTTAGCACACTCGCCGCTTAACCTACAGCCCCCAGCCTTCGGGCTGGGGCACCTCTCTTTATTTTTTCTTTTATCCTCTCCCCTGATCCTGTACGAGGAGATTCCAGACCGAATCATGTGTCACAGGGAAGACCAAAACGATTCCCACACCCCTTTACTAGGAGTCTCTATAGCGATTGGCTATAGAGGCCCTTATTGCTCTCACCTGACCACCATTAAGGTTGTATAGATGGATATTAAAATACTCAAGCGTGATGGCCGATTGGAAAGTTACCAAGCGGATAAAGTCAATAAGCCCGTCCAGTGGGCCTGTGAAGGACTGAAGACTGCCTACCCGTCACAGATTCTTATGTCCGCCAGCCGAAGCATCTACGATGGCATTACCTCCGATGCACTGCACGAAGAACTCATTAACGCAGCCGCTGGTTTAATCTCAGAAGAATACCCTGATACGCAGTATGCCGCTGGTCGCCTCCTGATCTTTCAGATGCGTAAGCGGGCCTTTGGGCAGTTTGAGCCACCACATCTGTATGACCATGTGAAGACCCAGGTTGAAGCCGGTCGCTATGACCCAGATCTACTGAACACCTATAGCTGGGAGGAGTATCAAGAACTGAACTCCGTACTGGACCACACTAAGGATCTGGACCTTGCGTATATTGCAGCCCGTCAGCTGCAGAAGAAGTATCTTCTACAGAACCGTGTAACGGGTCAGCTATTCGAAAGTCCACAGCAAGCGTTCATGCTTATCCCCATGGCCCTGTACTCGGGTTACCCTAAAGAACAGCGTATGGATTTGATTAAACGCTTTTATACAGCATTGTCTAACGGTAAGATTTCTCTGCCCACTCCAATTATGGCGGGTGCCCGTACCCCAACCCGTCAATTTAGCTCCTGTGTTAAGGTAGACAGTGGAGATTCCCTCGACTCTATTAACGCTACAGCTTCAGCTATCGTAAAATACATTTCCCAACGCTCCGGCATCGGTATAAACGCAGGTCGTATTCGTGCGAAGGGATCGTCCATCCGTAATGGGGAAGCAGAGCACACAGGACTCATTCCCTTTATTAAACATTTCCACAGCGCTGTTAAGTCGTGCTCGCAGGGGGCTGTACGTGATGGCTCTGCCACACTCTTCTTCCCACTCTGGCACTATGAGGTGGAAGACCTCGTGGTACTGAAGAACAATAAAGGTACTGAAGAAAGTCGCTGTCGTGGTTTAGACTATGGGGTACAGATTAATGACTTCCTCTATACCCGGCTAAAGACCGGTGGGAACATTACGCTCTTCAGTCCCTCTGATGTACCCGGCCTCTATGATGCCTTCTTCCAAGACCAAGTACGCTTTGCAGAGCTATATGAAAAGTACGAAGCGGATCCTTCTGTACGTAAGAAAACCGTAAAGGCGGTTGATCTATTCGGCTTAGTGGGGATGGAACGTGCGGCTACGGGCCGCATTTATGTGATGAACGTCGATCACGTAAACAATGGTCCCTTCGATCCTAAAGTCGCTGCAATCTACCTCGTTAACCTCTGCCTGGAGGTGTGCTTGCCCACAAAACCAATGAATGACGTCAACGGCGATCAAGGTGAAATTGCACTTTGTACCTTGGCCGCATTCAACGTCGGTGCACTAGAGGACCTGAGTGAGTTGGAGGAACTTTCCGAACTCATCATTCGTTTACTCGATGCACTGCTCGATTACCAGAATTACCCAGTGCCAGCTGGACAGCGTGGTGGGCTGGATCGACGTGCCCTAGGCGTTGGTGTAACTGGCTTTGCCACATACTTGGCTAAGCATGGTAAGCGGTATAGCGATGACAGTGGTTTAGAGGTGACGCACAATCTGTTTGAGGCTATGCAGTATTGGCTGCTCAAAGCCTCGAATAAACTAGCACAGGAATTTGGCCCCTGTCCTAAGTTTAATGAAACTACGTACAGTCAAGGTGTACTTCCGATCGACCGTTACTGTAAGAATGTTGACAAACTAGGTGTCTTCGATTACCTGTGCGACTGGGAGGGATTGCGTAAGGACATTCTTGCACATGGTCTACGTAACTCTACAGTCACCGCGATCATGCCGTGTGAGACGTCATCAGCGGTTACCAACTCCATCAATGGCATTGAGCCACCGCGTGGTCTGGTCATGTACAAGACCAATAAAGACGCGATTATGGCACAGGTAGTAGCCGACTATGAAAACCTGAAAGACATTTACGAGTGCGTATGGGACATTAAATCTAACCGAGGCTATCTGAACCTAGTGGCCATCATGCAGAAGTTTGTCGATCAGGCAATCTCTGCTAACACCAACCATGACCCGGCTCGTTACCCTAATGGCAAGGTGCCCATTCAAACGGTACTGAAGGAAATGGTGTATGCCCACCACATTGGTATCAAGACCCTTTATTACCATAATACCCGTGATGGTAACGACGCTGATGCCATTGCGAAGATGGATGATGGTTGTGAGGGCGGTGCCTGTAAGCTTTAATGTAAACCGGGGAGGGTAGCCTCCCCTACGTTTAAAGGATGTAAAATGAATAGTAAATCTACCCCAATGCCTACCTATGTAGAAGACCACGTTGCTTTTCTGGACGATAGTGTAAAAGCTGCGCCGGTTACCCATAAGCCGTTTTCAACCTTTAATAAGAAAGCGGTGGATGCGACTACACAGCCGATGTTCTTTGGCGAGTGTATTAATGTTGCACGGTTTGATCGACGTAAGTACGAGATCTTTGAAAAGCTATCCGAGAAGCAGCTCTCGTACTTCTGGCGTCCAGAAGAGGTTGATGTTACCGGAGATCGTAAAGACTTCGCAAACCTGGATCCGCATGAGCAGCACATTTTTATCTCGAACCTAAAATACCAGATTCTGCTGGACTCTGTACAAGGTCGCTCACCAACGATTGCTTTCTTACCAGTATGTTCTCTACCCGAATTGGAAAACTGGCTTGAGAACTGGTCGTATTCGGAGACTGTGCATTCTCGTTCATATACCCATATCGTGCGAAATGTCTTTAATGACCCCAGTGCGGTACTGGATGAAATCATGGTGACGCCTGAGATCATCAAGCGAGCAACCGCCGTTACAGAAGAGTATGACCGCTTTATTGAGCTAGTTAATATCTACTCAGTGGTAGGGTCCTTTGGACAGCACACTGTCGCTGGTATTACCTACGACTGCAGTGAACGCAATATGAAGTACCACCTGGCGCGGGCAATGGTATCGGTTTATGCACTGGAGGCTATTCGCTTCTACGTGTCCTTTGCTTGCTCCTTTGCCTTTGCCGAACGCGGTGTAATGGAAGGTAACGCTAAGATTGTACGTTTCATATGCAGGGACGAGCTCTTGCATAAGACAGGCACCAAACAGATTTTGAATCTACTGATTGGGTCGCGTGAAAATGATCCTGTGATGCAGGAGATCTTTAAAACCCATCAAGCTGAGTTTAAACAGATTCTGGTGGACTGTAAGGATCAGGAGTCTGAATGGATTGAATATCTCTTTAAAGACGGAAGCATGATCGGCCTTAATGCCCGTATCCTGAATGAGTACCTAGAATGGGTTGCCGATGAGGCATCCGATAACCTGGGCTGGGGGCCCATCGTAGGGCATCTGAAGTCAAACCCCCTACCCTGGATGCGTAGCTGGGTAACCTCTGATGCGGTACAACCCGCTCCACAGGAAACAGAGTTGTCGTCTTATCTGGTTGGTCAAATCGACAGCAGTGTAGACGTGGGTAGTTTGGGTAACTTCGATGATGGGTTTGATTTTTAATCGCCTCATTCTCGCCCTTCGGTACCTCTTAGCGGACGGTGCGTTCTTATTACGGCATCGGTTTACACTGGATGCGGTTATAGTCACCTACTATGTTAGGCGGTACCGGAGACAGGCTATCCGTAAACACGTCTGGGTGAACCGTAGGCTAATCATGATGGAGAAGGCAACGCGAAGGGGTGAACCACCGGGTAATCGCCTTGCCCCTAAGCGCATAACGAAATATATCTACCCCAGTGGGGTCACTAGCCACTACGTCGTCGAGTGGCCCACTGACACGACCTCGGTTAACTGGCTTCACCCTGTCTACTATCCTGGACTCGTTAGCAGGGCAGGGCTAGACTACGCATTACGCCCCATCACTATGTTCACCGCATAAAGACACACTCCCTCCGATCGGAGGGAGTGTGGGCTTTAATATACTTCCGCTAACTCGTCTATTGTACGCAGTACTTCAGCAATAGCTTTCTGATCGCCATCGACGTGGGTGGCTGCGCGCTGTGCAAGTTCGGTAATTCTAGTGCTGACTTCATTTAGTTTAGCGTTAAATTGTGTCCGCACCTCACCATCCAGTTCATAGTCTTTCGCTAACTGTTTAAAGCGCTCGGTCAGCTCCTCCACTACTTTGGTATGTGCTTCCATTTGACGACGTGTGTCCTCATTTACACCAGCACGCTCAGCTGCCTTTAGATAGCGCTCTATGGCCCTGTTACAGCGTTTAAGCGCCATTACAGTGTTTGTTGCATAGCCTACCGGCTCTGGTAACTTGGGATCCATGTCCCGACTCACCCATTTCTCTTCATACTTCACAAGATAAGGGCCATCACGTGTGATCAATGCAACCTTAAACTTCTTACCCATGCCGTAAAGTATAATAAACTCGGTTACTAGCCCATTGGCATGTTTTTGTACACGATAAGGCTTCTTACCCCTCAAGAGGTCACGGTCCATCATACGCTCAACTCGCTCAGACGTAAGTGCCTTAGCTTTATCCCGTACAACCGGATGGCCTGTGCGCTTAATGTCCTCCATAGCCAGTTTAAGGTCTTTAGTCATCTCCACAATAATGTCCGACTGAAGTGCCTGGGCCTCTTTAAGTAGATCAATCTCAGCTTCCATCGCCTCAATGGTCTTACGGACGTCATCGATATCCTGCGTTTCTCCACTGTCCGTCGTGGCCCTTGCAGTGATCGTCTCGTCCCGTTTATTGAGGTCCGCTTCCTGTGTCTTTTGTTTACGTCTGTTACGGGAGGCTCTACCCAATGCATGATCTACCAGCTTTAGAAACCACTCCTTTAATCGACGCAGTAGGGCAATGATTGCATCTGCGGCATCCTCCAGCCAATCTTTAAGTCCCTCTATCCCTAAGCTGGTCTCCACGGCACGTACCACCGGAGAGTCAGCATCACCCTTTATGCCTAACTCCACAAGACCTGGTAAAGTATCCGTTAACCACGTCAACTCATCTACACAACGGTTAAATTCAACATCTGAACTGTACATAGTCAATCCTTAATCGTTTAGCCCCATGCCAATAAAGCGATGGTGCCATTTTCGATCCTGCATCATCGAGATCTTTTTAATACGTCGCTGTAGCAGCTCACCGTACATCTGCGCCGCATCACTATACCCATCGATAATACCCCGCAGCCGACCATCCACTTGACCGCCGGTCATCGCCGTGATTGTGGTACTAACCGATAACTTATTATAAACATACATCTTTGCAGCCAATACAGCGAGGTCCCCAAATACATACATTGCCTTCTGGCTAATGTTTGTCAATTGTTCGTCGTTTTCGAGTATACAGCGCAAGAAGCAATTGAGGTTACCGGGGTTAATCGGTGTAAAGATAACGTTAGGGCCCACGAGGTACACTTCGTTCAGACCGGTTGGCCCGGGTTGTCCAGGCATGCTGCCATAGGGCTCAGAGTTACGATAGGTCGTCTCAATTGACAATACGGACGAAATAGGGCGATTCAATGTCATTGACATTGGAATTTCAATACGTGCACCGTTCTCTAACCATTGCCATACCAGTCCACCCAAGTTCACAACGTAGGACTCACCGCCTACAATATTGCAATCAGGCAGTACGATGCCGTTAATCACTTCTCGTCGAATACGCTCTTCAATACTGAGTTGGTTAAGGTAGTTATACCACTCATTCGAGCCAAAGGCCTGATAGAGCACCTCGTGCGGAATCTCTCGCATGATGCGGCTTACCGCATATGTTACCATGTTTGCCATAAGGGTCCCTTAATATTGTCACGTGTCATAGGATCGACTCAGGTCAATGGTTTCTAAGGAAAACCTATATTACCCTTAAGCCAGTAGAATTAATCTACGCAATAACCACCTATTCAATGTAGACAGAAGGAAGAGACTATGTACTTGAATATTGCAGGCGACAAACGACTGGAAACCTATGAGGAGTGTCTGGCACATCTTCAGAAGTTTAAAGACGACAGTCGTATGGCACTGGTAGTAGAGCGCATTCTGGAGCGCAACAATTACCTCAATCTGTATACGGACAGTAACCGTCAGATTAAGAGCCTACAGGCCAATCGGTACCTGTATCCAGTAGGCAATTTGCTGGCCGCCTACCGTACACGATTGGCGGATATCGAGGCATCTCGTATGCCTTTGGGCTGGGTAACGAAAACGTCTAAAAAATAAGGGCCTACCCTTATCGTATAAGGGCGGAGCCCTGTAACCATTAACCAAGAGGAAAACACATGTCCACAATGTCAATCTATGCCTGCGGCGGTGCAGGTATTAACTTACTCAAAGATTTTGTTCGTCTGCCTCAGGATACTGAGGTGTCTTACTATCCCACTGTGCGAAAATATGCGCTGGATACCTCGGATTCAAACATCCGTGATCTGGGTGATGATATTAAAACCTTCTTGGTACCGGGTCTGCGTGGCGCGGGTAAGAAGCGCCAGCAAGCTTTCGAGGGCGTGAACGATCACGTCAACAACATGTTGGTGGAGCACAAACCGTCTGATTACAACCTGGTTATGTTCTCTGCCTCAGGTGGTTAACGTCACGTTGTGACATAAGCCCGCCGTACAGGTAACTGTATGGTGACACGTCCCTTAATTGCTGGAAACTCCTTAAGTGCAGGTAGCTACAACGTAGTCTGAAAAGGCAAACGTGAATGCTTGAAAATATCTGCAATTGGACAATCAGCAGCGAAGCCCCTAAGGACTGTCGGGAGACAGGCTAGGGGGAACGTCCAACGACTAACGCATTGACCAGCGTGTAGGGCCCAAGTGGGTGGACATTGATCCTTAAATCGAAACGGGGACTATCCTAATAATGACTGAATAGTGTAAACCAAAGGTCGATTGGGCGACCTGAATATGGAGAACGCATTATTGGAAAAGTGGAAGAAAATAACAGGGTGTTCTAATTATGAAGTCAGTGACACTGGCCGAGTTAGAAATGTTAGAACTGGCAAACTCTTGAAGCAGGGCATCGATAAATACGGGTATTTGAAAATATCCATACTCAACGATGACGGCGGCAAAAGATATAGTACCATCCATCGATTGGTGGCAGAAGAGTTTGTACCGGGTTGGGACGCCAATCTACAGGTCAACCATATTGATGGTAATAAACTAAATCCCCGCGCCGACAACCTAGAGTGGGTAACGGCACATAAGAACCACATACATGCGGTTGCCAACGGATTAAATGCGAATGCGAATAGAACGTTAGTGGAAGACCTAGAGTCCGGACAGACATTAACGTTCAACTCAATCAAGAGTGCTGCTAATTACATTAACATACATGCCAATAACCTTATACCGTTGATACGTCGATCTAAAGACGCACCCTTGCTCGGTCGATGGATAGTTAAATTAGAAGACGAGCAGACACTGTTTTGTTCCTCGAACAGTGCTAAATTCGGCACCAACGTATTTGTATTGGATTGTGTAAACGGAGAGCGCCTAGTATACCCTAGTTACTTTATAGCTGCTTACTTTACCGGTATCCGATCACTTTCTAATATATTTAAGATTAGAAAGTGCGCATATATTGCCGGATACTACGTTGCACTCAACGAGGATGATCTCCCAACTGCAACGGACGTATGTAAAGAAGAGGCCATGGCAATTAGGGAGAGCTATCAGTTGGTACCATATCGGGCCAAAAAACAGTACTACGAGCTCTACGACTATTACACAAAGACGACTACAAAGTTTTACAGTACAGAAGCTGTGGCGAAATTTGTTAATGAGCATTACGGTGGAAACTACGATCAGCGCGACGTTTCGACTAAACTTGGCGAATGTAAAGGGCGTAAGGGAACTACACTCATACACGGGCTGGGTTTAAGATCTAGCCTTCATAGGTATGCGTGGTATCCCTTTACTGAGGAGACCATACTCTCCAGTTACTTTAAATGTAAGGCCCCTATGCGAATGTATAGGGTAACCAATGGAAGTACCACTAAACTCGTCCAGGGCGACGAGGCTCTTCTAGATGAGCTTGGTATAGCAGATAAACGTAAATACTTCAGTCTAGAATATGTTTATAAGCAACTGAATGACCCAAACATTCACATAGTGCGCTTAAATAAACCTATTCAAAATTAGGATATTGATATAGTCTCGTCTCCCATTGAAAGGTGGGAGCTGCAAGTAATGTTGCGGACACTGATTAACGAACAGTGTTGAAGATAACGAGTGGTTCTGTGGTGGGCCCCCTTGTAACGGCAGAACTGTTGCGACGTGGTGCAAACGTCATTACGCTGGTGGTGGGCAGTACCTATTCAGGTATTGAGGCCAAGAATACGCTGCGTACACTGGAAACGCTACAGTCTATGGCCATGGGTAAGGCTACCAACAATCGTCCCATTATGATGATCTATCAGGAAAACGCCGCTAGCGATAATCACGCTAACGATGGATACCTGGGCTCTCGTCCGGATATCGATAACCGTGTCGAAGAGATTGTACGTCAGCTGGGTCTCTTGTTCTGTGGCAGTCACCATGAACTGGACCACACTGACCTGGTGAACTGGTTGGATCATAGTCGTAACCACGCCGATATCCCGTCTCAGCTGATTGAGGTACTACCCTTTAAACAGACATTTGGTGGTAAACCCGAATGGCAGGGTACCGATATTACGGCCTTGGACGGTGCTGTTATCTCGACAGCCTCACTGCTCAATAGCGATGGCGATGAAATTCCATCCTTGGGTCAGCCGTATAGCTGTGTCGGTTACTACGATGGTAAGGTCTGGGGTGCTAAGGACCTGCCTAACTTCCATTTCGCAACCTCAGCTAGTCGCATTGGACAAATCATGGGGGGTGTTGAAATGGCAATCCGTGGATACGACAGCGTACGGGAATCACTGGCGACCGCTACCCCAGTGGGTGTTCATCAGGTGATGGATAAGGGTGACCGTACTACGGACGACAGTGGTATGGTGTTCTAAATAGGGTGCAGGGGGAGCCTCTCCCCCTCTTAACGAAGGAGCTTGGTGTGAGTAAGCTTCCCTTTACTACGATTATTCATCATTTTGATCGCAGTGTAGATCGGGACATACGGGAAATCATCCACGCCTGTTTGCAGGTTAGAGACTTTACGATGGTAGAGCCTCAGGATGATCGGGGTAACAGTGTAATGGACCTCTACCGCTACTGGCTGGGGCGTAGATTAGAAGACATGTTCTTGCTTACCTACGTACCGACCCGGTATCGGCCACCTTGTCTGGAGATGGAGGTATCCATTAACCGTGCGTTGGAGGAATACTCCAGTGACCTCTATCGTGCACTCTCACCTACCCCTGAGTTCGGTGAGGCGGCGGCTAATCTAGGATTTGATGTTGAAATCCTAGGGCCAGGCGACGTTGCATTGATTCTAGCCCATTCACCCACTGCAATCATTCGACGATGAGTGACGTATCAAGGATAGACGTATGTCTGAGAACAAACGTGTTATTTTAGACCTTAACCGCTATGGCGCCCTGTTACACAGCTATTTTGTGGGGGGCGCTAAAGCGGGTCTCATCCCGAACCTTAACTATGACAAGGCCTTCTGTTACAATCTCGTCGTTGCCCATGTACGTGACGTCATCGAGGCGCCGCTCGCCCGAGTGATGGGGTGGACTGTACCAGAATACACCCGTAACCATGTGGTGGCTAAGGTACGGGGGGCATTGGCGAAGAGCTATGTGGAGACCGGCACCTACCGCAATGTAATGGAGGACGCCATTCTCCTGGCGGCCATAGAGGACTATATTCAAAATGGTCCCAGCTTTGGTCTACAACAGGTGCTCTCGAAAGCGAAGGTTAGCCCTGTTCAAATGGCGGAACTTGTTCGACAGTTGTCGGGTGAGGATATTAACTTTAACAAACCTTCCGAATCAGAAGAGGACATTGTCCGTCAGATAGAAGAGATCCTGTGTTTCTTTGACGACATTGAGCCAATCTACCATTTGAATGATGCCTTGAGCCGTGTGCGTAGCGAAAACCCATATGACGTATGGAGTTTACATCTAGCGGGTAAGCTCCACGTTTTAATCCACGATGGGGACTATCGCATACAGGACTGGCATCGAATGCGAGGTGAGTGATGAGTGAAGGGTGCGGAATAGTAGGTGTAGTGCCTACAGCTAAGGCTTTGTCAGATTGGCTTGTACAATTCGACACAGCAGCCTCAGTGGTGGATACGTGCGACATCGTACGCCATGAGGTGGATTGTCAGCTTTACGGTTCTATGTTCCGTACCCATTGTAACGATCCCCTTACGGATGTAATGATCGCACTCTCCATCCCGACAGACTACCGTACCTATATAGAGAAGCAACTCTATGATGCGGTAGATGCACTGTTGCAGTCCACAGTAGGTGCTCCTCAGTGGAATTACACCTATGTGGTGGAGTGGATCTCACAGGGAACCGGCGTCATTAAATGGTGGCCCGATCCCCCGGTCCGACACGCGATTGCACCTACCCATAACAGTGGTTGGGGACACGCATGAATATGACACGACTAATAATACATCGCCAGCCCATACCGCCACAAGTCTTGCAGGCGGGTACCGACTTCATGGCATTGGCCGAAGACCTGTATGCGCTCTTTTATTTGGCTGAGCAGGATCCGGATGCACGGATGGACGATGTGGTTACGTACGTACTAGACAGCGATTGGATGGGCCACATGCCGACGCTAGAGTGCGGGTGTCATGACTGTGACGTTTGTACCCGTGCCTACCAATGGGAGTCGGTGGCCTACGAGATACTGGAGGCGGTTAAAAACAGCGTAGTACCGGTACCGATGTCGATCTACATCCATGAGGATAAAAGTGTTGCGCTACTGCCACCGGCTGCAGTGGCGATTAACATTGTGCCAAACCTTACTGTTGATAACCCGTATTGGGCAGGAGGGTCCAATGAGAGGCTACCATAGCCTGATACTCACGCATTACGGTATAGAGGAAAACACCATAGACCCCCACTACCATCCGGTAGTGGGGGGTATATTGCCTATCCTTTATAACCACCTTTTATCAGTAGACGTTATTGATCGCTGGCGTCCAGACGGACTGCAATCGGCTGACATACTCGCCACCCATCTTTTAGAGTCAGATCAGGGGAGGGTTATTCGGGACGCCCTTTTTATGCTAGAGTACGACGTTATACAGGAATGGCTAATGGAACTCATTGCAGGATTCGAATATCCGCAAGAGGCGCTAATCATGCCGTATCTGGGTAAGCCTGTTACCCGTGCGGCTATTATCGGCCCTAATAATGTCGTGGTATCCTTTATTTAACGGAGGTCGTTGGTATGGCTTCGATTGTCATTATCAGTATCCCACACCTGTATCATCTATTATACCCACTGCAGGCTGAGGTAGGGGCTAACCCCGCAACGATTAACCGCTGGTACTACTATCTGTTCAAACCCCTCCCCGGTGCAGTTGAACACTTAGCCGCAGCGATTAACCATGGGTGGAATGAAGACATTGTGGATGAGGTTATTGACATAATTTTATCCGACACCTATGTCGATGATATAATGTCATTTCTAGACACAGGCTGGCGCAGTGACTTGGAGGAGATGATATACTACTGCCTCCATACGCTGTGCTCAGAGATTTACGAGCAACTCAAAGTGATACCACCGGACCATGCCCTCTACCTAGCCCCTATCGCAAGGGTAGAGTTGTTGGGTGGGAACAGTCTGTTAATAAGGACGGAAGATGGTTACAATTATAATAGACCGTCGGGTCGAGATAGTGCCCCTCATCATGACGTGGCTATTAGAAGACTCACCTGACACCCCCATCACGCCCCTTATCATTGCACAGGGGCTAGAGCGGTTGACGGAGGTCGTCCTAGCCTTGGATGATGGAGATTTAGAACCTCTGGAGTCGCTCCCCCTAGCCCTTCAAGAACCCTTGGTTGAGATCATTGATCAGTGGTATAAAGCTGAGCTTGATCTATCTACTTTAAAGTTCATCGATGCGCTCGGTACCTACGCCGCGCGAACACGGAGATTACAACATGTTAAACGCCGTCACGGTACACCAACTCACCCTGAACGATAACGTACAGATGTCGCTGTACAGCGCTATGTCTGGACGGGTTGAGATTGAAGGTAAAATACTGGCCCGTCTAAACAGTGACGGGGTGCCCGCGTCAGCCAATGCAGCTACGCATCATGCCAACATCTATCGGCATTTGCCGGATAACGTTAAGGCCATCTACCCGGATGACTGGACAGCCTATAACTACCTTATGATTAAGGCAAACGACAGTGCTATTCTGTATGTCGGAGAGGCCTGGATTATTGAATCTGCCCTGTACGTCAATACGGTGTCCAAGGCCACTATCACCCTGACTGACTTTCGGGATCCCGATACAACCGCGATCCGTGCTCTGCTGCTGTCGAATGGATACAAGATCGATAAAATTGAAGTCAGTGAATAATTACTCATCACCCCTATCTCATGTGGAAGATGTACATGCTTTACCCCTTGGTTAAAGGTCCCACTACGGTGGGTTAGCCGTTAATATTAGGCACCCTCACTCCTTCGGGAGTGGGGTTATTTTTTTTTCTATTTAGATCGGTAGCCCCTATAAGGTAGTAGAATTGATTACTCGACCCTTACGTCTGGAGTATCCCTAATGAAAGATCCATTTGTACGCGCACCGTCAGAGTACACGCGCGACATTAATATCCTGAACAACTACCATGAAAACATGGCGCAGTATATAAGCATTATGTCGGGTAAGCCTAAGGACGTTGCTTTAGAATGGCTAAAGGCCAATAGTCAGTTTCAAGAGCCGGTTCTCAAGACCCTGGCCCGCAGAGACGGCTCGCCCGATCGACGTAAAGAGAAACAGCCGTTAACGAATTACCTGAATGAGATCGAGCATACCGGTCGCATCCTGGGCCCTAACCTCATCATGTATTCGAATCCCGATAAGAAGTTGGGGTTCTTGCCTGACTTTATCGATCAGGGCTTGCAGCGGCGATCTAAGGTGAAGAAAGAAGGGCAGAAGGCTAAGATGGAAGGTAATATGGAGTTGGCTACCTTCTGTAATAACCAACAATCTACCATCAAGATCCTGAACAACTCTATTTCGGGTGCCCACTCCAGTCCACATAACCCGATTTATAATGCCTCTGCCCATACGACACTGACCTCCATCTGCCGCTGTGCGACTAGTTACTCCAATGCGGTGGCTGAACGACTGCTTATGGGAAACCGACATTATTATAATAGTGAGGTCACCTTATCGGAAATGGCAGCCTCGATTCGACTCGCCGACGAGAGTTTGGTTAAAGAGGCACTCGCAACCTATAAGCTTACAGCCCCTACCCCCGACTACCTTAAGGACCATATCTTTAGAAGCTGTCGTCGATACTGGCGCTCCCCTAAGGGTGTGGAGCAGGTCAGTGCTTTTATTGATAAGATGGAAGATTGGCAACGGGCGGTCGTAGCCTTTACCTATGACCTTAGAGCGATGCGGGATGTGAATGAAGGGTTCATGCGTGCCTTTATCGGTCAGTTGGTGGAGAAGCCTCTAGAGGGTGTAGAGGACCCTGATGTCTATGTACAGGGTGCACATCCTGATTTGGTTGCCATGATCGGGTTGGTGATGTCCGAAGAGCTCAGTGGTAAGACTGTTCGCGATATGGCCAAGGATAATCCTGAGGGATATAAGCTCTATGGTGCGGCCATTAAACAAACACAGGAGGCATTATCTAACTACCAGCTCTACATCGATGCGTTCCTTAAGTCAGACCACATGCCACACGGTGTACACAGTGTCCCCACCATCTTAAGGGACTGTGCGGTGGTTTCGGATACTGACTCCACGATCTTTACCACCGAAGACTGGGTGGTCTGGTATATCGGGCAAAATGACTTTACCCGTCGAGGCATGTCGGTAGCGGGTGCGATGGCGTACATTGACTCTCAGGTCCTTAAGCATGTACTGGCACAATTATCCAGACACTTAGGGGTCAAAGACGATAAGCTCTTTAGACTGGCAATGAAGTCTGAGTTCTATCAGCCGGTATTGGGCGTTACGAATATGGCGAAACATTACTTTTCGTACATTCGTGCCTGTGAGGGCAACGTATACCCAGAACCTGAGTTTGACTCTAAGGGCGTAAACCTTAAGAACTCTCGTCTTCCGAGTATCATTACCGAGACACTGGGTAACTACATCAAATGGATTATGGATTCCATTATGGCGAATAACCGCCCTACGATGTATGAGGCCCTTCGGGTACCCGTTACCCTCGCCCATGAGGTTAACCGCTCTATCCTGGCCGGTGAGTCCACGTATCTAGCCTCTATGCAGATAAAGGCCGCCAAGGCGTATAAGAATGCATCGAAATCGAACCACGTTCACTATGACCTTTGGAATAAGGTCTTTGCCTGCCGTTATGGGATGGCTGACCCCCCTCCTTACGCAGCAGTGAAGGTCCCGGTGGACTTAGGTTCACCCGTTAAACTTAAAGAGTGGATGGAGACATTGGAACCTGAGATGCAGGAGGGGTTACGCGAATGGCTAGCGGCTTCGTATAGTTGTCAGTGTGAGGAGACGAGTGAGAAGGATGCCGTCTGCCCGACCTGCGGTACCAAGGCAACAGGCCGTAGCAGCTTCAGTAACTTCTTGATCCCTCGCTCACGTTTACAAAAGGGCAAGGTACCTGAGGAGATACTGAAGGTAATTAACGTCGAGCACATTGAGTCGGAGATGATGGCCGGGTTCCTGATCATTCTTGAAACCATGGGTATCTACCTTAGAAACAAAAAGAAAACGCGTCTACTCTCGAAAGAGGTCGACGTGAATATCTATAAAACAGCATAAAGGACAGGACTGGCTAAGGCCAGTCCTGTCTTTCTTATGTCAGTAGGTTCACAATGTCACTGTGCCAGCTTTCCACCTTATCCACATATCCCTTACCCAACTGCTGATGGGTGAAGCGGGCCCTTACTTGACGGGACATGGCGCGTACCCGTTGCCCGTATTCCCGTGCATCCGAGGGGGATAGTTCCAACATGGTTGCAGTACGCACCCATGCAACTGCTGCCAAATAACGGCAGGTATAGAGCGGGAATACCTCAGGGGCGGCGATATGGGGAAAGTTATCCAGTAACGACTGTCCTTCTTGGATAGCGCCAATAAGGTAATAAAGGTACCCTAACGGATAGTTACGGCTATCACTGTCGACAATAATGTCGTGTAGAATCGATTGCAGTTCACCCGTGTGATCCGTCATACCGATATTCGATCGAGTGTCCAATTTAGGTACACTGTCGTCCATATAGCGGGATAACATATTCAACCGTACACTGTTTGCTTGACTGACCAGCATACCCGGTAACACGTAACTACCTACGAACTGCTCAATGGATTGCTTCTGTCCAGCCGGTAGGGCTTCATTGTACTGCATCCAGGCCTGATACATCAGTGCCAGTGCAGGGATATCGACGCCGATCACCGCCCAATGATTACTGCCCTTCCCTCCCTTAGGGATATAATGGACGGGTAGAATGTAGGGCTGATATAGCACTGTAACGGGTGTCGTGTTGAGCAGGATCTCATCCGCCCCATTAAAGGTCATACGAATGTGGCTAGGGCGATGGGTCACCCAGTACTCATCGCAGTCTGGATAGCATACCGACTCTAGTGGTTTACGGTGTTGGATACTGTTACTGAATCCCACCGCCTGCGCGAGTTCAACTTCATTCTCAACCGCCCACTCATAGACCGCCATAGGTTCCTGATGCGGTGAGAATAGAAAGGAGTACACGAGTCGAACGAGGGGGTGATTACCGTCTGCGGCCTCTAGACGGCTGCGGTAGTGGTCCTGCACCCGGGTAATCTGAGTACGCATTAAACCAGAGACGCGGTTTAATTTAGACTGACTGATTTGCCCCCGGTTAGTATGCGAGGGTTTAAGTATAGCGTGCATAATGGCTCCATGAATACGGGGGTGTCTATAGGATTCCAGTCGATAATCATTATTAGAATGTGTGAATTGTAAAAAATAATCACAGTGACACTATTATATACAAAGAACTCGCCAGTGCCGCAAGGCATTGGTGTACGACCAGAAATACGCGGTGCGCGAGTTCTCGATGTATTAATTTTCACCTTCTAACCCGATTGGATAGGAGCAGACTGACGTCTACTTCGCCTAATCGGTGTAAAACTGGCAATTCAAGCGAATTCAAGACCTATATTACAATAGTGGTCTAGCATCTGTTAGGCTATTCGAATAGTTTAACCGCAATCCCTACACTTTCATGAAAAGGAAGAAATCATGCGTGTGAATGACAACAACCCGAACAAAACTGCTGACCAGACTGCACAGCCGCAGGCTGCACAGCAGACTCAGCAGCCACAACCACAGCAGGGGTATACCAATAATACTCGTTACAACGAGTATGACGGCGCGGACCCGTTCGAGGGTCTGGGTGTAGCCACCCTGAGTGGTGGCATGGATACTGAAGGCTTCGCCGCCTTCAGTGAAGAAATGAAACGTCTGGCAGCGCTGCCAGAGATTTCTAACATGTTGAAGTTGGAGGTGGTTTCCGTTTCCAGCCAGCAACTCTACTTGCCGGTGCTGGCACTGTGTGCAGTATCCAGCGCCACCAAGCAGGTTGTCGTATATGACCTCTTGATTGAGGGCATGATGTCCTCTAAGCTGGAACCGATCGTGGAAACCATCCGCGATTATTCTGGTCAGAAGGACGTGATCACTGATCGCCCCACAACCCGCTGTTTCGATGAGAAGCTGCGTGAAGTGGTATCCACCTTCGTGGCTAACCAGTACAAAGTGAATCCGGCCGAAGTGGTTCATATCGGTCACTGTGTGGTGCCCAAGGCAGCGGATCTCTCCTCAGCAGAGGTGACTCGAGTGTACTTTGACTCTGCACATCTGGCCATCATTGATGCCGCAGGTGGTCAGGGTGTGGGACGTGTTAACGCGAAGCACCTGCGCAACCCACAGGTTGCAGTGCGTCAGCGCACTACAGTCACTCCGGGCGAATGTCGCCTGAACCGGATTGGTCAACCAATTGCAGCCGACTTCAATACCTCCATCAAACTCACCCGCGTTAATCAGAAGCAGGGTGACATGTACCAGGTTCATACTGGTACTCAGGAGCATAACCTGGCTGAAGTGTCTGGTTATGTGGATTTCAACATTATTACCCAGCAGCAGACTAGCCCGTACGCTCAGCTGCAGCAGCCTCAGGTACCCAAGCCTGGTTACATGCCGGTCGTGGTACTGACTGAAGTCGCCGGTCTGGCGAACTCTGGTCGCTCCATTGAGGATCTGCGTACCCAGCTGATGGGTCTGGTTGCAACTCTGGCCATGACCGCTAATCACGGTTGGGTCCGTGTCTTCGAAACCTACCCGGGTCAGAAGGTACAGAAGCAGTCCATTGGCATGTTGGGTCTGGAATACGATCCCTACGGCCGTGGTCCGGAAGCGTTGGGTAAGGTGCCGGTTGAATCGGTATCCCTTAACAAGGCGCCGGAAGAAGGCAAGGAAACTCCGTTCAGCATGGCCACTAAGTGGTGTACGCAGAACGTAGCGGTTGCACTGGATGTGGAGCAGGGTGGTCGTCTGGAGTGGGTGCAGTCCGTATTCATTGCGGCAGCACAGAACCCGCGCTCTGGCGCCAATGATGACATCATCGCTGAATGTGATGCGTTGACCGGTGGTGCCTTCTCTCAGGTCTGGGCACAGGCTAACAACGGCAACGCTAAGGCGGCAGTGATGCACCACGACACTGTGACCGTTCACCTCGGTACCTACACCGATAAGGATGGTCGCGCTCGTGACCTGCGTACCATCGACTATCTGACCATGCTGTCTGCGTCTCCGAAGGACCTGCAGTTCGTAGCTCAGGCTACCGCTGCAATGACTCCGGGCATTGCTAACAACATTAACCTGTCAGACCGTCGTCGCTGCCTGATGTCCGTTGCCGGTGACTGCAACATCACTGGCATGGCCACTCGCGTGTACTTCTCACCGAACTTCATTCCCTGTCTGGTACAGGCACTGATCAACAATGACGTCCGTATCATCTCCGATGACATGGTCGCCTACGATCAGGGCATGCAGCGTCAGGGTATTGACCCGAACTTCGGTGGCACCTACAACGCGGCTGGTTTCTACCAGTCTCCGTACGGCCAGACCGGCCCGATGGGTGAGCAGATGCGCGGTAGCTACATTAACCCCGTATTCAACAAGCCCTACGGTCAGTAAGCACGTCCAGGATTAAGGAGGCCCTTCGGGGTCTCCTTATTTTTTTATGTCTTTTAGTGTAGAAATAAACTTTAACCCCCTATGTCTATTTCGTATAGGAGAAGACCATGGATAAAAAGAATACCTACTACTATCTCAGGTGGGGACATAAAACCACCCTCGCTACCATCGTTTTGCCCTTTCGCAGTCAGGAGTCCTACACTAACCGATATACCAATACCTACCCACGCCCTATAGGGGATCCCACACTCTTCGTCAGAGACGCCGATCTCCACACGTTCATCCGCTACGTAGACCCTACCTTTAACCTTTAAGGAGTCACCCATGCATGAGAATGAAATGATTGCGTTCTCGATCCATGACCATGACCGTGCCTTCCACTCTCTACCCTTCACTCCGATCATCCTGAATGATGTTCCGGCCCGAACGAAGGAAGAGCGGGATGCATTGAACGCTATGATCATGACGACCTATGATCACACCGATACACTGGACTCTATCCCCTCCTGCAGCTGCGGACACCTCTCCTATGGCTATAACCTAGGGCAGCTCTGTCCTAAGTGCAATACCCGTGTAGAAGCCGCCGGTGATCAAGAGATCGTCTCGAACGTCTGGTTCCGTGCACCACAAGGCGTCCACAGCCTGGTAAACCCCATGCTCTGGATGATTCTCTCTCCCCTCATGACCGGATCCCGGTTTAACGTACTTCAATGGTTTTGTGCCCCACTCATGGAGGATCCCCCTGAGTCAAATAAGAAAGCCTCGATGATTATGCACCGGTTAATGAAAACGGGGATACCCAGAGGCCTGAATAATTTCATTGCACATTTCGATGACATAGCCGAAGCCATTCTAACGCTAATGCCCCGACATGAGCGCGAGTCGATGCAGGCGTTCTTCACCGTCTACCGGGACCGCTTCTTCCCACAACACCTCCCCATGCCAAATAAGATTGCATTTGTCATGGAGAACACGGCTACAGGTACCTATGCCGATACGGCTATTCGTGAAGCGTTAGACGCGGCCCGTACTATTACTTCTATCGATGAGGAGACCTATGCCAACGTACGCCGCTTAGAAGGCAAGATTACCTCCATCATTAACTCATTGGCTAGCTACTACAGTGACATGTTTGGTGATCCTTTCTCCAAAAAGGAAGGTCTCCTCCGTAACACCGTCTTTGGTGGCCGCACACCGTTTGCATTCCGGTCAGTAATTGTGTCGGAGTCAGGGGTACACGACTATGAGCAAATAAAGATCCCGTACTCTCAAGCGGTTACGATGTTTAAAGTCCACTTGTTGAATAAACTCTATAAGAAGGGCTATACCCATCGAGATGCCTGGGAGTATATCGACCGACACACCATCACACGTGATGCCTTGCTAGAAGAGCTACTCTATGAGATCTTCCAAGAGGCCCCGGGTGGCAAAGGCGTACGCTGTCTGTTCGTGAGGTATCCGACCCTTGCTAGGGGAAGTATCCAAGCCCTCCATATAAACGATATTTCTGATAATGTTAGCAGTCTATCAGTGCTATGTACCCGTGCACCAAACGCAGATTTTTTAGTTTAACAAGTTAATTAATACGTTGTGCCGTTATCTTATATCGACGGTCAGTGACATGAAATGAGGTGTAAGATAATGGAAAACCTATCCAATGAAGTATCTAGAGGGTTTAGAACTCCCGAGGAGTCTAAAGAATTCCCTGGATACTACGTTGTACCTAACCATCCTGATGTGCTAGTTAACGGCGTCGGGGAGGCGATATCTGCCATTAACGGGGAACCGTTGGGTAGAAAGTGTAATTCCAATGGTAAGAGGGGATACTCCACTGTTCAGACGTTTGATGAAAAAGCCGGTCGGAAGAAGAGCGTTGCGGTCCATAGACTTGTGGCTTTGACCTTCCTAAAAAGGGAGTGTTCCACGCATGTAGTTGTAAATCACAAGGATGGCGATAAATTTAACAACAGTCCATTTAACCTAGAATGGTGTACCTGGGGATACAACTCCCACCATGCGTATCAAAATGGCTTAAGGGATGACAATAGGGCTATCATACGGCACGATCTCGTGGACGGCAGTACCCGTGAATGGGTAACCTTAAACGCCGCCGCTAGGGACAACGGCGTTGGGCAAGAGAACATCCACAGGTGGGTAAATGGCGAACCTAAAATTAGGTTTGGACGCTACGTTTTCAGATACCTTTCAGAGAAACTCACAAAGACGGAGTTGGCTAGGGTCGATAGGGTCGAAAGTACCTCGCATCTTGGCATCGAGGTCGTTGCCATAAACGCATGTAGTGGTTCGATTACCATATACCCAAGCGTCGCAAGCGCTGCGAGGGCACATAACGTGTTGCCGGCCACTGTGAGGGACATTTGCCGTTATGGTAGAAAGCACGCCATTAACGGACATGCCTTTAGCTTCATTGGCAACAAAGACGCCCTACCTACGGTGAGCGAGATAGCCGACGCCACGGTCAAATGCTCAAATGACGTTGTGGCGTTAGACCTCTCCAACGGCACAGAGATCGTCCGACCAAACTGCATAGCGCTGGGCGCGGCAATTGGTGTGCAACCTGGAACTCTTTCAGCCTCCCTAAGACGGGATAACTTCTACCCAATTAACGGGTACCTAGTTAAAAAGCTTCTAGACGATAGGGAGTGGCCCTCCTTGGAGGAGCTATCCACATACACTAGGGGTAGAGCTCGGCCGGTAGTTGCACTTTCTGTTAAGACACAGCGGCGACATGATTTCGATAGCGTCAATGAGGCCGCAGAGCGTCTTAAGATATCTAAATATCAGATAGCTACAAATGCCAGGAAACGAAGGGATTGTGACCTTAAAGGGTATGTATTCAGATACACGGACGAGTTGGAGAAGTATCCCTTCCCGGAAATAGACCTAGAGTACATTACAAAGGCTAGGACCGGTAAACCTTTAACCCTTAAGGTTAAGGACTACGTAACTGGGCAAGAGTTCTGCAACCTGGATACGAGTCAGGCCTCAACCATATGTGGGGCCAAGAGGCCCAGCATAACGGCAGCAAGAATTAACAGCAGGCTGGTAAGGTCAAGGTGGTTAGTTAGGGTACAGAACGATTATAGGCCCTGGCCGACTATCGAAGAGTTAATCAAGTACCGGGACGCATACAGCATTACATATGCGTACTCGGTGACTGCCGATGACAGTGGTAATCGTACACTGTATCTACGGTTAGAGGATGTAGCCGCTGCGGTCAACATGGAGCTAAAGCGATTGCGCGACGCACTGTCCCAGCACGACGGCGTATATAGGGTAAATGGACTCACCGTTAAGGCTACTAAGTGGGTCTTCAGTGAAGAGGCTAATGTCACCGGCACTGCCGTAGCCTGATCACTGAAATTAATAACTTGTTAAACAAAGTCCCCTTAGGCAGAGATGTTTAAGGGATCCTCTCTAACTGCGGGAAACCCCTTTACAGCTCTAAGGTACCCCTTACCCACCGAAAGGTAGGGTAATCCCTCTCCCAGTAATGGAAGTGAGAGGTATGGTAAAAACCCTTAGAGATTGGGCAACCGACGCAGCGAAGCTCCTACATTACCTGTGGGTAACACGGAGTGAGTTCAACGGCCATCCGGTAGCGCGGAGTAGCGGGCAAGCGCCTGCCAAACGGGAGGCTTCCTAACCACACTGTGGAAGGAAGGTGATATGGTCTGCTCCCCTGTGAAAGCAGGGGCGGGTGTCTGAGCACACCGGCTGTAGTGTAGCGCCTACAGTGGACAAAAGGTTCGATGGTGATAAACGTCTTTAACTAAAGACATGTGTCCGCTATACGGGTAACTGTATAGTGATCGCTCTCTAATTGCGGGAACGGGCTAAAGCTTGTCTAACCACAACATAGGTCGAAAGGCCAAGTGTGAAGGTTACGAAAGTAGAAAAAATAGACAAGATGCGCTATGGCAATAGTAAGCCTAAGGCGCGTGACAATGTTCAACCACGCAGCCAATGACCTAAGGACTACTGTGAAGTAGGCTAGGGTCCAGGTCCGACGGTCAACCGGTAACCACGGTGTAGAGCCCAAGTGGGCAGAAATGGGAGCCCCCTTCTATATGGAGGGTGAAGATATGACCTCGACGTCCGGGTAACACCCGGAGAAGTTCATAAGAGAACTGCTTAAGTCTAACGAACTTAGGTGAAGACCTCGCAACTATCAGGCATGATAGCGCTCTCGAAACAGCAACACGATGCGTTTGAGTATTACCGCCCACATTACGGTATCCATTCGTATACGGATCCTGGAGAGTTTAACGGGGCATCGAGTCTACCGGAGGTAGATGTTGGTGTACTGGCTAACTGGCTGGAAGAAGAAGACTATGCAATAAAGGACGCAGCCTCTTAAGGGCTGCGTTTACTATAGGTAGGAGGAGGACTAACATGAATCATTCTGCTGCACGAGCCGCACTAATGATGCGGGTAGGGCGAAGTGCTGTCGCCATGGGTCAGCAAGAGTTTGCAGACTTATTAGGGCTGGCTAAATCTACGATTGCACGCAATGAGATACTGGAGATGGAGATGAGACTGTCTACAGTTGAACTCATGGAGGAGTCACTGGCGGACATGGGGGTCACCTTCAGCAAGGAATTAAAAGACGGTGGGTTTACTGTACGGGTGAGTGAAAAGGCCGTTACAGAATTACTGGCGCGGCTGGAGGACCCGAAGACTAGGCGCAGTGATCGTAACGTACCTAAAGGAGGTGGCGTATGAAGCTCTTTGATGATACCGAGGAATACCTTAACTACCTCAGCGTATGTGAGGTACCTCGTCCGGCCAATGGGGGGTCGTCTATGATTCACCCAGGGGCAGGTATTGTAACTCACCCCATCGAAGAGGGTGGAGTCCACATCGCTATGGGGCGTACGGCGGACATGGGTACGGTTACACTGTACCCCTACGGATTGGGATTTGATCGTAGCCGCATTATGCGGGAGCACATTTCCTTGTCAACGAGTGAGGACGGCACTATTGGCACCTGCTGTTTTACAGCACTGCTAAATGATGGCGGCATTCGTAACTACGTACGGTGTTTTGAGGTAACGGAATTGCAGGGCCAAACGCTGGGTACCCATGCAGACACAGGGATGCAGGGTCGGTTTCAGCTACCAACCGTAAAGGGTATTCAGAGCATTACACTGGATGCGGCTCTCTCTAGACCGGGAGACACCTGCATTTTGCGTACGGTAGACCTATACACCGATGAAATTAAACTTGTGCACTACCGACGGATGGTAGGTGAGCAAGGGTTAGCTTGGTATCCGATTAAGGTAAACCCAGTCCCTGAGTAAACCTATATTACTATATTGAACCTTTAACGAAGGAGTAACACAATGGCAGTAATATACTCCGATCCCGACACTATGGCTTCGGCGCTATTTGCGCCCTCGAGTAATGACGCCATGAACTACATTCAATCGGGAATCCAGTCTTATATGGCTGCGATACCGAATGCACCGTCCTTTATCCGTGACCGGGTAATGACGGGGTTTGAAAAGTTCAGAGAGTCTGAGATCGGTCGACACGTACAGGCAATCCGGTACAAAATCCGCAACTTTTGGCAGGACGATTCAATTCGCCCTATCTGGGATGTGGGATCACTTCAGCAAGCACCCAATAGCATGGTGCGGTGGGTGATGGCCAACCCAACCGTACGGGAATACTATCAGGATGACCGCATTGAAGGGTACGGTAAGCGGTATGTAGATCCTGCTCCGGATGCCAATGGGCGAGACTTCTACGATTATCGACAGGCGACTGAAGGGATTATTATGCCTCAGTATACCCTGCGACAATTAGATGAGATGGAAAACCCACCCGTGCAGGTACCGGAATGCTACGTAAATTACTACGAGCCTCTGATCGGTATGGATTCACGCCTACAGCACCTCGAAAAGGCGGCTATCCAGATGGCGTGGGCGGTTGCGGAGGATGCACTGGATGAAGGGCTATCCGATCCAACGTCTGAGTGGAATGCCACTGTGGGGTAAGTATGTCAAACGAAATAGTGGAATGTAAAACCCTGAGCTGGGAAGAGGTTGTGCCTAAGGGCACGCCTCTTCAGGCGATCGAATCGCGCATTACAGAGGGGATTGTCAGTGAGCTTTGGACAGGGTTAGAGACCTACTCGAACCACTACGGGAGGAATACCGTACCGGAGTTCCATCCGTACTATAAGGGCCTATATGTTGCGAATGCTGAGCGTATCCATCGCGGCATCGAGGAGGCGGTAGAGGACTATCGGGTAAATGCCTTCTTTATGTTGCTCGGTCATTTAAACACGGAGCGACGATAGCCCTTTCGGGGGCTATTTTTTTTGTAGTAAATAATGAGGCGGTGCATGGATGCTATATAAATAGGAGATTGACTGCAATGACCACAACACTGCCTATGTTGTCGGGTGAAGGCTGGCTACAGGATCCAACCCTCATTATGACCCGACTCTTTTCCCATATGTTTTTAACAGACCACTCACAGTCCAACGTGTATCGCGGTAATGTAACGAGTCTGCAGTACGTGCTGTCCCAGCACGGTCAGAATCCAACTGAGCTGACCTCGGAAGTTGAGAAAGCGGTTAAGCTTTACTATAGCCGTTACTTCTCCAATGTAGATGTGAGCTTTACATTGAATGACGGTGCCAGTGAGGGGGCTAAAATGGCCTTTGACCTACACATCAGTGGTAGCTGGGAGGGGCAGCGCTATGACCTTCAGCGCCTCTTACAGGCGGACAACTCAACCGGCACCTTGCAATTTATACAGGCCTTTGATGCGAACGGAGAACTACATGGATAATCCGAATCCCTATGGAAAACTACTGGATGAAATAGAAAACGGGTTTCCTAAGGTACCCGAGTCGCTCTTTCGACAGTTTATACCTCTGTTCTTTGAACCCACGACTCTCCCCGCTGAGGAACAGGAACGTCTACGCGAAGAATGGCTGAAGCTCGCGATTGATCCTCGCCTGTCGGTCTGGGTGATGTCCGAAGATGGTAAGGATCGACTATTCCGTGTACCGCCTATCACATACACCACGCAGGTACTGACGGGACGTAACATTGCAGGGCTCTTAAAAGAATGGGCCCTTCGAACAGAGGCCAGTCCCATGCACGGTGCCCGTTTTGCAGAAAAGCACATTACGAATGACCTGGTATTGGGTGCGGTGCCAGAAGAAGACGTCAGTGCCTGGCGTGAGATCATGGCGCGTTACAACATCGGGGGTGCCGGTGTGGTGAGTGAAACGGATGTAACCTTGGAGGATGCTGATGACTGGTAAGGGTACCAAACCCCTGCACCTTGCCTTTGTCTCGGATATACACCTGTGCCATAGCCGGGTCTCATCAAAAAATATCCTTAAATCCCTTAAAGCCGCGTTTCCTGATAACCGTGAAACGGGTGCACTGGATGCCATCTTTATAGGGGGCGACCTGTTCGATCAGGTTGCTCACCTTTCCGATGCGGACGTTCAGGCAATTGAGCTCTGGATGGCGGATTTACTGTCAGTCTGTAAACGGTGGAACATTATCCTTAGGGTGCTCGAAGGTACGCCCTCGCATGACCGGGGTCAATCCGTACTCTTTGAGACGATCAACACCATTACCGGCATACAGGCCGACTGTAAGTATGTGGATACGCTTTCTATAGAGCGTATGGAGTCACTGGGACTGGATGTACTCTATGTGCCCGATGAATGGCGCATGGACCCTGAAGACACCTGGCAGGATGTACAGGCGGTACTGCTACAACACGGTCTGGATTCAGTAGACTATGCCATCATGCATGGGATGTTTGAATTTCAGTTACCCACCAACGTAGTATTGCCCTGTCACGACTCTGAACGGTACCAGTCAATCGTTAAGCGATACATTTCCATTGGACACCACCACGCTGCTCGGTTTCATGGGCGTATTTTTGCACAGGGGTCCTTGGATCGACTGGCACACGGTGAAGAGGGTGCCAAGGGACATGTACGGGTTACAGACTATGGATGTAAAGACCATGCTGGGGATGAAATCGTTTTTGTTGAGAATCCCCACGCCACTCGGTTTGTAACCTATGAAGGTGAGGCGCTCAGTGATGAGCGTGTCGAAGAAACCTTGAAAGAAGCCGGCAGTCTACCACCGGGTTCACATGTGCGCTTTACCGTACCTCGAAACGATGCGTGCTTGCCGCTACTACAAGCCTTTAAACACAATGCCCCGCTTATACACTGTACCTTCAAGTACCTTAAGTCAGAGGAGGCTGCGCAGTTTAAACCGGTACTGGGTCAAACCTTTACCCCGACACCGTTGGGTAGAAACGATGCAGAAGCACTTATGGCGAATCGCCTTGCACAGAAAGGGGTCGAGGCCCATCTGTCTCAGAACGCCTTAGCGCTACTGCGCGCTCATCTATAAGGAGGCTGTATGGCTAACGTACAAGACCGAGCAATGGGGGAAACGCTCGCTTTTAGTGTCCCTACGGCTATACCGCTGGAGGAAAACTTAGCTGACCTGGGTAAGAAAGTGGACCATGTATGGATGAATATCTATACCCTCTTTCGAAACTACCATGGTAGCTTTGAAGATCCCTTGCTCGTGGACCGAGGGGAGTTTATACAAGGCTTTGCAGATGAGCTAGCGACCCTGCATGGGTTCGTCAATGCAGAGGTACCTACCCACTATTACATTACCGCGGTAGATGCCCTAAAACATCGACTGCCACTGGCTAAAGTAAAGACTCCCCATACCCAGCGTCAGCTAGTCTATAAAAACCTGGAACGATTGGCGATTGATAACCTTAAACGCCAGCAGGGCATTCCGGTGCTACAACTGCAACATACGTTACCTGAGATGCGGGGACGTGGATGGGTACTCACTCACCATGCTATTGACTTATTGTCACGCTACCAGTTTAGCGACATGCAGTTGCTAGAAAGTCATACGGGACACATTCGTCCCCCCGTAGAATGGATCCGTAAATTAACCACCAACGAAAGCTACTATCATTTGCCATTTAACCTTCTAACCATGCAAGTGCTGGGTGACCGTGGGACCCTGTTTTACGCAGGTAGTCACGCCCATAAAAAGGCATTGGTAGCCTGTGCCGCTGATGGTAAGTGGAAGCCCACCACGACCCGCGAGAAGGTACGCAGTGATGTACGTACCATAACCGATTCCGATATCCAAGAGCAGTTTACGAAAATGTTAGCTGTCCGACTACCCTAGGAGTATACCTCATGGCTGATAATAAATTTATCCCACCCAAGAATTTCACCGATAACCCTAAGCTCTCCCTGGTCGGTGATCTTTGGGATCCGAACATCAAAGGCAAGCGCCCCAACATGAAGCTGCGTGTGGTGAACGGGAACATCCGTATTACGGTATATCCTAACCACCCGGACGATGGTGACAATAGTCCGCCGGTAAACGCGAACATGGATCCGGTGATCGGTAACATCTTTATGCGTATGCTGCTGGAGGCGGCATCCAATCCCAACTTTACCGTTGAAGGGATCAAAAACAAAAACTATGATTGGTCAGGCGGTGTTAAGTCTGAAAAGCTCGAGGTCATGTCAGAGGTTTACGTCGGCCGTGATGCAGAAGGCGTGGTCTCTATCATGGTGGAGTGTAAGAACGCCCCGCGTTGTGTGTTCCGTATGATGCCTAATTTCTACTATGCCCTGGTCGACAAGAACGGCAATCCGCTGGACCCTGCGGTTACGTCTAAGCGTGTGGTCGAAGGTTACGTAGACGCCATGCGTGAGGTGCTGGGTCCGGTACTCATTGATACCCATGAGAAGAAAGAAGCCCAAGACGCTAAGAAGCGTGAAGGGGGCCAGGGTGGCGGTCGCGGCAATTACGGCGGTGGTAACCGTGGTGGCAACGGCGGCGGCTACAACAGATCCTCCGGTAACGGTGGTGGCGGTTATAAGAAAACCGGTTACGAAGGTAACGGTCGTTCTACTGACGTGTTTGCTGACGTATAAATACCCCTACACAGTGCGCAGTGCGCACTGTGTATGTATCTATGTTATTTTTTTATATACAGCGACACCACCAATGTAATAGGGCGTTATCGGAGAGAATGAAAACCTATATTACCGGTAAGACAGTATCCTTTTGTAGGTCAAGGAGTGCAGTATGGAGATAGAGATAGCGAACACCGGTACGACGGTCTTAAGAACCACCCATCGTGGACAGGAGTTGATCTGGCCCACCACGATGTTGTGGATGAAGCTCAGCGGCGGGGGTACCGATACGGCGTCAGTATATGGTCCTTTGAATGAGTATTGGCATACATTGCCGATGGATCTTCAGGACGAGTACCAGCGGGTCTACGAGGAAGCCTTTGAACTCATAGAAATGGAGACGTCCTTTGAGCTGCTGCAGATAGAACTGCGCTCATTGGTAACACGATTACTGAATCTAGTGAACCACGAACATCTCCGATCGTGGACACTGGAATATGGACGCATAGCCTATAACAGTGATATCCATGATCGTTATACTGGAGAGTATCCCAGGCGCCAGACGTATCTCAAGGATGAATACAATGAGCTGGTCGTGCTGAGCATGTACTTTAAAATGGTTACCCCTATCTGGGGTAAGTTCATGTACGTAGCCCCGCCACTGGACCCGGCCTTTAAAGAGCTGGTAACGTACGATCTCCTCAAAGAGTCGTGTGTTCACAGACTTCCGGCCATGGATCGACTGAAGGATTACTGTGAAGCGCTGGCGGAGAAAGACTCAAAGGCGTTGACTCCGGCTATCTGCACCCACATGGGTACCTCTGAGATACCGAGGTTCTATCTGGCAATGGTGATTGTACGGCGAATCTCCATTGGGGAGTTCCGTGATCCAGACAAGACGCTGATTAAGATCGCGTACAAGTTTCTGGAATCTAAAGCCAAGAATCTTTCCAATGGGGTGCGTGATAAACGCATCACGAAATCAGAGTCAGATGAAACTGAATCCGTTGTGGAGCGCTACCGCATTAGTCAATCGGTTCCTGATTACGCCGTGGTAGCCATGACGGCGTATGTGGATAACGTACCTGCCTTTGTGACGGGACTTAACCCACAGGGGAACGTAGATAAGGCGTTAGGGTACATCGATGCCATTCAGCAGAACATGGAGTTCTCTATAGGCGCCTACCACCTCCCTTTGATTGGCCTTGTATGTAAGCGGGTGATCTACCCGCGCACCTGTCAGCTGGTGAAAAGCCGAGATACGTATCTACGTATGATCGGTGTAACGGCTGCATGGTTGAGTGACCATGGTTATCAGGGCCTGGCAAACATGATGCTAAGCTGTCGTATTGAAAAGGATCCATCGACAGTGGATCTCTATTCGGTGGGCGGTGTAGCACTCTTACCGCTATCCAAAGGGTTCATTGAACCTCTAGAGGAAATATACCCTCATCAACGCATTGATGTACAGGGTCGTAGTCAAGGAAACCCTGGCATTATGTTGATCGACAACATAGTGTCTGAAATCAATTTGTACGAGTGGCCAGATAAGGACACCGTACCAACTACCCTGCGCAACGACATTGCTCGACTGATCTGTCAGGTCGAAGATTATGTGTTGCCAACCCCATAACAATATTGACCTTTAACCACCGAGGAAATTATTATGCTATCTAACAGCGTTCGTTTGGTTCGCGCAGTATTCATCGCCGTACCGACAGTCCATCAGATGCACTTCCGTCCCTACGAGTCTCATATCAACAATGAGACTCTAAATATGTTGGATCAGGTCACCCAAGGTGGCCAGTACACAAACGTAGAGCGATTTTCAGCGATCTCGGGCCGCATTCTCTCCCCGGCTTCCCAATCTAAGGGCATTGTAGCTATTGCCAATGGCTGGGACACCCAGCGCTACTCCGTACTGATGGAGTTTGAGGTGGTAACGCCCATGGGTATCTCCCGTGAGGTCATTACGGGTTATACGGGCTATGCTGATATGTCCTACGGTGGACATTTGGCACCGGATACGCCTATCTTCACAAACTCTCATACGGAGGCCAGGGTCGACCAGGTAATGCAACATGGTCATCGTTTCGAGAAGTACGGATCTGTCGGTGCACGGCAGATACTCTCCCCGGTGACATACCTGGGCATGGATCACCAGCTCCATCAATCAGAGGCGCTACTACGTCCAGTGGATGCCATTACGTACCAGCAGCGCGAGTACCATGGCTTTAATCAGCCAGGTGTACTGGATACCCGAGTTGCTAACATGTACGGTATTAACGCCAGTGCGCGTGACAACGTAATTGGGGGACGTTACCTACATAAGGTATGTGAAGGGTATCGTGAGGGTGTCGTCAATAACTATGACATGGTGGAGTCGCCGGATTACGTCATGGGGGCAGCCGCGGACAGCTCCAAGGTTGCAGAGGCGGATGTGTGTATGTCGTCTATGGTGTTTGCACGCCTGCGCGACCAGACGGCGTATACGGAAACCTTCTACGTGACCGTGCAAGAGATACGCACGGCGTTCCAAGAATTCGACCACGTGCTTCAGATTGCCCATCTGGATACCGGTACACCCACCTCCATGACGGAGCATACTGATCACTGGGGTGCGCCTAAGGTTGAAACCCGGATAGCACACATGCTGATTCAAGCAGTTCCGGCACACCTGGCCCTTTACCTGGTGGCACGGTATAGCTTTAATATGGAGAACCAAACTGCACCGGATGGCTCGGTAACCGTCAAGACCCTGGGGGCCCAGTTTATGGTCGGCGTGGCGGATGACGTACGCCGTATCCAGAACATCGAGGCTATTATACGCAGTACAGTTGCAGCATCTGTCCAAGCAATGGGGGTAGGGGACTACAACATCACTATGTACTACAACATGGTAGGTAACACCACGGTCTCCGTAAGTGTCAACGGCGGGATGCCAGTTGACTATGCGGCACCCTGTTACTGTGATGCCCTCTACAGTCCGGTAGTGGGGGATTCCACACAAAGTCTCTCTACCATTGCAGGTGACCTGGGCAATATGCTTAATACGCTATATCGTTAAGGAGTAACACATGAAGCCGATTGTAAAATTCTACCAGTCTCTACTGGAGGATGTCGGCTGCACCATTGAAAAGGATGGTGCAGTCCAATATCCGAATGACAAGGGGGAGCTTGCTCCCCTTAAAGTAAAGGTTCGTCGGGGACGCGGTACCGTATCCCTGCCCCTGTACCTGCCCACCGAGGAGTGGGTGAATGCCGAGGAAGACGGTAAGCGGGTGTTCTTCCATCCTGCTGCAGAGTCTGTTTTCCGTGGACAGTCAGAGGTGTTGAACAAGTTTCTACACTTGGTCTCCAGCCGTACCTACATGGCTACACTGAATGTGGTGGACAGCATTATTGCTCTAGCCGCCCATACCGATAAGCATGCTAAGGTGCCACAGGCCGCTATGGAGAAGATTCTCTCCAAGATGCCAACCACCAGTACGAACACACTGGATGCCTGGCGTCGGATTCCGGCTAAGGTTCTGACGGGGTTTGTCGGAAAACACCCCATGATCCGGTATCAGTTGGAGCGGGTAGAGGGGGACTCCAAGGTACAGCGTCGTCGCTGCACTTTCTCTGTTCCCTTCATGGAATCGCAGACGCTCTATAATGCGCGCCTACCGTCTAAGGTAGCGCACACGGTTATCCGTACCGCCTTTGAGTTGGCGCTAGGGGATGTACCTGTAGTGGAGTCGTACAATAGCCGTACAGCTCCCTACTTTACAACCCTGTGTAAAACCTTCTATGAAGTAATGTCACGGCTGCAGGAGGTGGCGAGCCTTATCACCAGTTACCTGACCCAAGACTTTTACTTCTCAGGCCACTGGGTGAAGGATCTTTCCAATCTGGATGACTGGTACCATAATGACCTGTACATTCAATGGGAGGGTAACATTGGCTTGGGTGCAACTGTGGAGGAAGAGAAATCCGAAACAGTAACGCCTGCACAGGCACCACGTGCAGCGGCGTCCGCGCCCCCAGCACCAACACCACCACAGCCACAGCCAGTGGCCCCTGCACCGAAGGTAGAGGATGATGGTATCCCGACCTTTAAACCACCGGCAATGACGCCACCTAACTATGGCCAAGGTGCAGTGCCAGCACCCCAACCGCCAACGTATGGGCAGCCGCAACCTCAGTACCAACCCCAACCTCAATACGCACCGCCACCGCAGTACAACCAACCTTACCCCCCTCAACCCCAATACGGACAACCCGTACCCCAACCCCAGTATAATCAGCCGTATCCGCCCCAGCCCCAATATGGGCAGCCTGGACCAGGTGGATATTACGGCCAGCCCCAACAGCCACAAATGTATCTAGACCCTCGCACAGGACAATACCGTCCGATGTCTGGTTACTAACGGCACGTACACCCATACGCCCGAAAGGGCGCATGGGTGTCTATTTCTTTTTTTGTTACAGTCGTGCTTGAGTGGTGAGGTACTGGTCTAATATTTCTTTAAATATAGACGGTGTGTAGGTATAGACTGTATCCACTTCCCCATGAAAGTCAGCTGGACTATGATAACCGTTCGCCCTTAACGTGGGCCATTGGTGGGGCACCGCTACCCCTAGCTCGGATAATAATCCATAAAAGTCACCCGCGTACATGCGTTTTTGACGTTCAGTGATGGAGACGTGCTCTTGAATATTGCGCCGGATGACGGGCAAGTGGGTTTCGATTGCCACTCTATATCCAGCTTCATAATAGTTAGCCTTGCCGCGAGGTACGGCGAGCTTATCAACGTTCATAATGACCCTCAACCTTATTTCAGGTACTCTATAGCATCCACTCGTTATCGTTTAAGCTGAAAACCTATATTACCGTACTGAGCAGTAAATGTCACAGGAGTGTACAGATGGAAAAGACGCGCAATAATCTCCGACACTTGGGCACTATGGCGGCTATATCGCCCATGCTTAAGTTTAACTCGGGCAGCCGCATGCAGATGGTCTGCTCACAGATCTCTCAGGCGGTGATACCGAATAAACCGGATACCCCTCGTATCCTAACTGGGTTAGAGGATCAACTCGCAACCCATACGTTTGGGGTGAAGGCACCTGAGGACCTGCAGGTCTATGCAGTGCTCCATAAGTATACGGGCGGTGTAGGGGCGAACTCCATTGCCTATAACCCACTGGTTACGGTAATTTACCGTAGTTTGGAAACGGGGTATTTTGGAGTCTTCCATGTAGAGACCTATCAGAACCAACTGGAACGTGTACATGAAACCTTCGGGTTTAAGTATAAGTTCACCCCCCTCATGCATCAGCTTGCACGGGGAATGACTCTCGATAGAGGGGATGTACTTTCGTATAGTCCTACCGTTGAGAATGGGTACTACTCCAATGGTCTCAATTGTAATGTTGCGTACATGTCCGTACCGGCTACAATTGAGGATGGGTTCGAGGTATCCCGTGACTTCCTTGAACGCGCCACACCCATTGCTACGGGTACCCGTGTAGTAGAATGGGGTCGTCACTACTATCCAATTAACCTCTATGGGGATGACCGGATCTATAAGCCGTTCCCTGAGATTGGAGACACTATACGTGAAGATGGGCTAGTCTTTGCACTGCGCAAATACGACCCTATGTTAGATGGGGTTGAAATGTCCCGTAGGGAGCTTCAGACTCCGGATCTGACGCATGATAAGTTAACCTATGGTGTACCGGGTGCTAAAATCATCGATATTACGGTACACACCACGACCAATGAGGGTCGCAGAACGTACCATACGCCATCGGGTATGGAGGATGTCGCTAAGAAGTATGCTGATCGGCATGCGCAGTATTATGACCGCATCGTGCAGGTTTATCATCAGATTAAACAGGAGACCAATTACAAACCGAATCTAACCCCAGAGCTTCTGACACTGATAGAGCGGGCTATGGGCGTGCGCCCTAATGAAGCGGTTAAGCGTCTAGAGTCGGTGAAGGGTCGTAAAAACTCTATCCAGAAAACATACCGTGCTAACCCCATGGATGAGTGGCGAGTAGAGGTCATGTACGCGCACCGTTTCACTGCCGACTTGGGTGCTAAGATATCAGACATGGGGGGCGGCAAAGGCGTGGTTTGCGGTGTACGGGAAAGCCATGAAATGGCGGTGGATGACTTCGGTAACCGTGCTGACGTTATTGTGTACGGTAAGGGCGCAGTTGCGCGGCTGAACCCCGGTCAGTTCTATGAGCAATACATCAATGCGGTGGCACGAGACGTTGCAGGCGATATTCGTCAAATGATGGATGCTGGTCAGAACGAACAAGCCTGGCTACATTTTCAGACACTGGTTGCCTGTACCTCTACCGTAATGGAAGAGAATATCCGTGACCTATCCGAAGCAGAGAGGATGGAGGTGTTGGATAGCATTTATAACCAGGGTATCTATCTGGTTATCCGTGCAGACGATGAGAAACTTTGTCCCGACTTGTACCGTAAGCTTAAAGCCTTCAGACCACCAAACAAGTCACCGGTCACCTATGTCAGTCGTACCGGTGAAACGGTTCGCACTAAGGACCCGGTCCTGATTGGTACTAAGTTTATGATTGTACTGGATAAGTTGGATCACAAGCCCATGGCGGTTTCTGGTATCTTAAGGCAGCACCATGGTCTGCCAGCAGTACAGAATAAAACTACTAAGCACTCAACTCCATCTAAGGAACAGCCACCTCGTGTCATCGGGGAAACTGAGTTGCGTAGCCTGGTATCGGTTATCGGTGGCGATGCCGCTGCTGAAACCATGGATTTGGCGACTAATCCAGAAAGTCACCGCATGGCGGTCAATTCAATACTGCTATCGGACCGACCTTCAGACATTGAGTGTTTGGTCGATCGAAATGTAGTACCGATTGGTGGGCGTCCGATTAAGTTTGTCCGACACATCGCCGCGTGTGCCGGATGGGAAATCATTCGTGTCCCCCGACATAAACAATAAGGAGTAACCCTAATGGCGAACATCTATGCAGCAAGCACCCTGTGTATGCTGACAGAGAAGGAGGTATGGGCCCTACCTGAGGGCCCTATGGTGGTAGAGTTTGCCGACGGATCCACCTTGGAAACTGGTAAGCGTCGTACTGTATTGAGCTGGTACTTTTGGCGTATGCACCGTGAGTTTCCAGGATGCCCTATATTGCCCACTCACCATGTTGGTAATAAATCCCTTACCAAGGGGTTTGATCAGAAGCTGGGGGCTAAGATTTTCTGGGATGTCTATGAAGGGTATCCGGATAAGCGGGAGAACTTGGTCTGGGAGATGTCAAAGGTCAGCTATGAGATACTTAACACCGTCCACAACATCACGGTCGCCCGTCTAGCGGGCTATGTGACAACAGTGGACCTGGAAGATGTAATAGACCTCATGGATGACCCGGTAATACGGGAGGTGAAAGATAAGATCGAAGCGGATGAGATGGAGTTCAAGGAGGGATACGAGCTCATCATGCAGGAGCTTAAGAAGGACAAGCCCTCATTACGCAATAATGGGGTTGCTAAGATGACCCGTGCGAACCTGCTTTCTGAGAAGCAGTTGGTGCAGTTCATTGGTGCACGTGGTAATACCTTTGCTACGGATGGCTCTATCTTTATGTACCCCATCAAGAAGTCCTATGCGGACGGGTTCGATACGTTGTACGATAGCATTACGGAATCCCGCAGCGCGTCTCGTGCACTGTTGATGAACGATGATCCGCTGAAGGACTCTGAGTACCTGAACCGACGAATGCAGCTTCTTGCAGCTGTCGTGCGCAGTGTCGTGGGGGATGATTGTGGTACACCCCACACCATCCCATGGTTGGTATCTGAACAGGACATGCATGGCCTTAAGGGTAAGTACCACATGGTCGATGGTCGACCGGTGCTGTTTGATCCTAAGGACACGTCATTGATTGGACAGGTCATTAACATCCGTTCTATCACTATGTGTCAGAATGACGATACCGGTACGGTCTGTAAAACGTGTCTGGGACAAATCTCCCGTATTGTCCCCCCTAGAACCAACGTAGGGCACTTTCTGACAACCGACCCACTGTCCTCACTCTCTCAGCTAATCCTTTCTACGAAGCACGTTGAGACCTCTCAAGGCGCCTTGTATTTCTCATTGGATGGTGAGGCCGGTAAATGGTTCCGCTATGACCCCGATAACCGGTCAGCGGTTACACTGAAGCGACAGAATGCAGCGAATACCTTCCTGATTCGCTTTGCTGAAGAAGAGGCCCCTGGCCTTAACAGTGTCCTTCAAAGTGGTGATCCCGCAGGGTTACTGCCGCAGCGTGTATCCTGTATTACGGAGTTGCAAATTGCAAACGCCGATGGCCACGGGCAGCAGAAAGGGGACTGGAGTATCTTCAACCTGCGTATAGGGGATGAAGGCTCTGCACTCTCCTCGGATGTCCTGGAGGCCATTGCCCGTAATGGGTGGAAAACCGTTAACGGCGTTGTGGAGGTACGCTTGGACGGATTTAAAGGTCGGCCGGTCTTCATTACCCCCAGACGCAGTGAGAGCATGCTGACGTTCCAGCGTCGCATTAAACACTTTGTCTTTGGGTCTGAGGAAAAGGATGAGGCCATTGTCTCCCATAAGCACCCCGGTCAGGCGGTGGCGGCAATGAAACGCCTCTTCGATGAAAAGATAAAGGTCAACCTAGCCCATGCGGAAATCTTTGTACGTGCCTGTATGACGGTGAACGCCTATGCTAACGACTATCGCCTACCTCGTGGTGGTGATCCATTTGTCTTTATGTCCGCCCGTCGGATTATATCGAACCGGTCCGTGTCGGCGGCTTTGGCCTTCGAGGGACAGAAGCGGGTCATTCTTAACCATAAGAGTTACTTGACCCATGAGCGTCCAGTGCACCCGCTGGATCCCATTATTGGGGCCGATGCCCCGTATGTAGATAACCGCTAAAGGACGTACCCTATGTTTGTACTGGATACCGGTGCCCGTGTAATCTGCACGGATAAGAAAAGGCGCAAAGGGGAGTCTAATCCCGCTGCGTTAGAAATCGGTAAAACCTATCGTGTGACGGCGGTGCACACAGATGCTGCCCCAGAGCCATTGGTGGAAGTCGATGGCACACTGGGGCAATTTTCGGTCGAACACTTCACCTTTGAATACGTATCACACTAACCACCTAAAGGACTATTACGATGCAAAAGCAACTGATGAATGCTGCCCGTGAAAAACTGGAACGTCAGTACCAGATCAGCCTCCCCAAGACGCGTGGGGAGCTGGATAATCTACTCAATACCCTGCGTCCAGAGGGACAGGATACACACCTGTGGGCAGGATGTCGCAGTGCAGTCTCTGAAGCACTGGAGATCCCAATGTCGGATACCCTTTTTCAGACCTGGTTTACTGCGACGGTTAATCAGAAGGCATAAATAGTTATAGACATGCACTGGGCGAGCCCAGTGCATGGTCATTATTTTTTATTGCCACTAGGGCTAGGCATCCTATAATAGGGGATTATGGCTGTCATGGGAGGCAGAATGGTTAAGTTTAAAGTAGACGTCTACAGTCATGGTGTACGTATTCAGGTACATTACCCGAATGAGCGAGAAGCCATCCTTAAGTACTGTGAGCGACTGGCGATCTTTGAAACCGTCTGGATTCCAAAGCTTAAGCGTCGAGTTAAGAAAACCAAGGCCGTCTTTGCAACGGCTACACATGACCGTAAAGAGTTTGGATTTCTGAAAGCGGAGATTACAAAGGTTGAGGAGTATCTAAGGGGACTAGGGTACACTAGTAGTGACTTTCAATACACGTACCACGAGCCTATTGAAGGTACCCCTATCGAGATAGCGTTGCAGAAGGGAGTAGGGCCTCGCAATGAGGAGCAGGAGTTGGCCATGTCCTTCATGAAGGAAGGTAAGGCCATTAACCGTGTACTAAACCTTCCTACTGGCTTTGGGAAGGCACAGCCGCTTTCCTCACAGGTGTTAACACCACACGGTTGGGTCAAAATGGGAGACCTTAGTGTAGGGGATCCCATTAGCGGACCTGATGGTAGTGAAGGTGTGGTTGTGGGTATCTATCCACAGGGCGTACGTCCAGTATACTGCATCACCCTAGAGGATGGGCGACAGTCAACCGCTGACGCTGAACATCTCTGGTATACCATGGAGAAAGGGTTAACGGGTGAGGTGCTAACAACAGCAACCCTCAAGGATCGGGTGGAGAACGGTCGTGAGCAGTATTTGCCCATACATGTTCCAGATAGCGACTATTTGGAAATGTCTAGGGTTATCGACGTACAGTACGTAGGGGCGGATGAGGTCCAGTGTATAGAGGTATCACACCCATCTCACCTCTATGTCACAGATGACTTTATCGTGACACACAACACCGCCTGTGGTCTCATGACCACTGCACATTACAAGGTAAGAACAGCCTTTGTAATGGCCTCGGGGCATTTTAAAACGTGGATTGACTCCACTAAGTGGGTACTGGACATTGATCACGCTAAGGACATCTGTGTGGTACAGGGGCGTGAGCATTTGGTGAATCTGGTTAAGTTATCGTTAGCCGGACAGAATGAGTATAAGCTCATCTTTATCTCCATTGCTACCATCCGGGCCTTTCTCAAGGACTACCTTACAGAGGGATACACCATTGAGGGTGTGACGCCCTATGAGCTATTCCCCACACTAGGCGTGGGCATGCGCATCGTGGATGAGTCACATGAGAATATCCATGCACTCGTAACCGCCACCACCTTCACGCATGTACGTAGAGCCATCTACCTATCTGCGACACTGGTGTCGGAAGATGAGAAGATCAACAACCAATACCTTAAAATATTTCCTATGGAGGATCGTTTTAAAGACGTAAGTCAAAATGAACACGCGCAATGTGTCTCCGTAACCTATAGACTCGAGCACCCTGACAAAGTGAAGTGTACGGGTACTAAGGGATATAGTCACGTCGCGTATGAGCAGTGGTTAATGGCGAACCGTACCGCGGAGACGCGCTACTATGAGTTCATAGAGAGTTTAGCGGAGCAGGCATTCGTCTCAGACTACCAGGACGAACAGAAGCTTCTTATTTTCTGTGCAACCACTGAAATGTGTGAACGCCTGGCCAGTCGACTGAGTAAGCTCTATCCGCAGTTTAAAACCTCAGCCTATACAGCGTCCTATGCCCCAGAGGTATTGTACGCCAATGACATTATCGTCAGTACACCGACCTCGGCGGGTACTGGTAAGGACATACCTAACCTAAGGGCCTGTATCAGTACGGTGGCTATTGGTTCGGTACAGCGTAACTTGCAGCTACTGGGGCGTCTAAGGCCTATAAAGAAATATCCCCATATTGCACCTGTTTACTACTGGCTAACCTGTCTGGACATCCTCCAGCACCGTGAGTACGACGTACGTAAGCGAGAACAGTTTTCCGGTAAATGCGCCTCTATTGGGGACATGCCGACAAACGTTGTCGTTTAGATAAGGAGGTTCACCCCTCCTTATTTTTTTTTGTCTGGTAGGGTTGGCAAATCCTATTGATACGACCTTTAAAATAAGGAGCACCCTTGTGAAAGTTATACTGGTTAAGTCGGTAGGTCAACTCTACCTGGAGTTACTGGCCCACCTAGAAAAGAATAAAGAGATTCCTCTGACACTGCAATTTGATACAGTGTTTTTATGGGACACTGAGCTACTAGGTATTCACGACACCATCGATCTGTTTGCGGGTAAACTGGATATGCAGATCGAGGTACTCTACGATATGCCGGTACACTTTGCAGTGGTATTGGCGGCACTGCCAGTCGAAAAGCGACGTTGCATGCCTTCTACTATCGTACACTTTGTACGCCAGACCCAATACGCGATGGGTACCGCAACCGACATTACGGCCACTGGTGAGCAGGTCATTCGGGTAGAAGAGCGCATTGCATCTATCATCGCTGCTACGACGCGTTTGGAGACAGTTGACATTCGCACCCGCTGTGACCGACATGAATACATGACCGCCGATCAGGCGATTGAGCTAGGTGTGTTTGGAGGATACGTTCATGGCTAGAGTCATTGTAGTCGAAGGGGCCATTGAACGTAAAATGGGACGTAAGGTTATAGAAGCCTTAAGGGACCTAGAGTCGACCGTAGTCGCCCCTATTGTGATGTTGATTAATAGTCCGGGTGGCGACGTTGCAGTGGCACGCTCCATTGTCGATACGATGGAGGCGATCGAGTCTCCGGTCTATACACTTTCGATCGGTCTAGCCGCTTCAGCCGGCGCACTCTTACTGTGTTCAGGTCAACCGGGTAAGCGATACGCCACCGTGAATACTGAGATCATGATACATCAGCCCAGAGGTACCAGCGCTATAATGGCGCCTCGCCTGGAGTACATGAACTATATTAAGGATACCTTATCCAAGCACATCGCCGATCGATGCAATCGCAGTGAGTCTGAAATTGCAGCATACTGTGAGACTGACTATTACCTAACCGCAGAAGAAGCACTGGCGTTGGGACTAATCGATGAAGTTGTGCAACATAATTATCAGCTTGAGGATTATTGATGTCATTGAAATGGATGGTGTGCGGTAATGCGCGGCATGGGAAGGACACCGTCTCCCTGTACCTCACCGTAGTCTACGGACTGCAATACGAGTCCTCCTCCTTATTTGTATGTCGGCGGTTTATCTTTGACAGACTTGCCCCCCTCTATGGATATACCACTGTAGAGGAATGCTACGCGGATCGAGGTAACCACCGTAAGGAGTGGTTTGACCTGATCGTCGAGTACAATGGGGAGCACCTAGACCGTGTCTCCAGAGAGATTTTCGAAGAGCACGATATTTACTGTGGTCTTCGAAACATAGATGAGCTGAACGCCTCTAAGGCTAATAAAGCTCATGACTTTGAAATATGGGTAGATGCCAGTAAACGTAAGCCATTGGAACCGGCCTCCTCCCTAACGATTACGGCGGATGACTGTACCCATTACGTTGACAATAACGGTACGTTAGTAGAGTTGTTTGAGAACGTGGATGACCTGATGCAAACCGTGGGCACCCATCCAGTTCCCTTTAGCGATTTCAATGTACATGCTATCGAAGTACACCTTCCAGATCCACTGGAACGCGCCTACTTTACACGGGCGCTGTTAGACCACCTTGAGCTTGCATAAACTATACTCCCAGAGCCCTAAAGGCTCTGGGAGTATATTAACTGTTATTTATTTCTGTCATTAACTCATCCGCTAACTCACCCTCAAGGTGATTAGAGGCGGAGCATGCATTGGTTACCAGCCGATAGGTCTCCACTGGTAAACTGAGTATGGCATCTAAACCCATGCCAGTTTTCTGTGGGACCTTTAATCGAATCAACCGCCGTATTTCATTCGCATATAGCGAGTACGGAATGGTTTGACTGGCTGAGGTATGTCGCACCAAAGGCGTAGCGACGTCGTAGACGACGGTGGAGTGGTCGTGGATACCTAAAATTGTTTCATATTGTTCCGCCATTAATAGCTGGAGTACAATATTGCTCTTAGGCGTCTTTAGCTCCAGTAATGCCTCTGACAGTGCGGTGCTTTGTTTCTTGGATAAGCCAAAATCTGCAAACAAAGTTGAATGGGGTGTGGGTCGCTTAAACAGTGCGGTATTCGTGGTTTCTTTCACCACGGTATGACAATGGGGACAGACACGTCCTTTCATGTTGTCCCCATTGCTCTTCCCGCACAGACAGCTGATTATGGGTTGGTTGAGATAGTGGCCTCGTGTTCCCATTTCCACACCATGATGGTAAAAAAATACGCCACCATGTCCATTGGAATCAGCCCATGTTCTGCTTCAGCCGGATCCAACTGCGGTTCATTACAGGATGGGCATACATAGTTCGGTATACCTGTAAAGGTCACCTGTGCTTCCACCCGGTGACGGTCAACCGCTTCGATGATGTTCCTCGCTAACGCCTTGTCTTCAGCCAACGTCTCCAATGAGCTGAACAAGGTATCAGTATCTGAAACAATGCGTGGTTCATCTTCACCCGGCACATGCATCTGGAGGTTCTTTATCCACGCAGCATGCTTTTGCAGACGCAGTGCGTGCTGGTAGTTGCGGATAAAGCTAATGCGCTTGGTGCGACGAGTTTCACGGTCCGCATCCGTAATGCGATCCATCGCGGCATTGACCATTTCCATTACCCCGTTAATCCACAGTCGACCTACACGCTCATAGGTTTCCAGGTTGGGCTGGTGGAAGGCAATTTTTACGATGGCCCCACTGTCAGACAAAGGTGCACTCAAAGGCTCCAAGGTGTTAAATTCATCTTGATATTCTTCGATCTGCTCGACAGTATGTACATTGTTACCGGCTGACATAAACCGACGCGCCTTCGGACTAACTCGGGTGCGATCCGTCCAGACCACCTTTTTAAAGTCCAGCAGACTGTCGACTTTAAACTCAATACCGTCAATATCGACTTCCAGGGTAGGATTGTAGTCACACTTACTAGTGCCACTGTTCTTACACTTATGGACTGTTGGGTAGCCTGAGGGGTAAATAGATGCCAGAGCACCCGCCAACAGTGCAGGAATATCCATGACCTTCAGCAGTTTCTTCAGAACCGCCTTATCCCCGACCATCCAGCCACGTATGTTGGTGGCAATAACGTGATCGAGGATGAAGTCCACCACCTCAGAGATGATGTTCACATCCCCACCTGAAAACAACATGCCGCCGGTTTCATACCCGATCTCAGCGCGGGTCTCTGTCAAGGCTAGGTTCAGTGAGAGAATCTCTGAGGTCTTAAAGTTACCTAGGGTTAGTACCAGACCTGACGACCAGCAGGGTACCTTAGTTGGCTTACCAATACCCAGTGCATTCTGAATCGCCATAATGGCAGAGGGCCCGGACATAGCCTGACTGCTACCTAGTGCAACGTTCTGACCACCGATACGGATAGGACCTTTATCAGAATCAATCGCCTGTACAAACTCAGCTCCTTCACGGGTGAAGAGGTCGGCGTACTGTCCATGCCGCCAATGTCCAAGATAGGTCTGGCGAAGGTGGTCCGCATAAGCCTGTACCGCAGAGCGTGCTGCGGATTCAGACATGTTCGCCTCGGCTTCCAGCGCATAGTCACGAATCAGACGATCGAGGGTCTCAACGGTTGTTGTTTCCATGGGTACTGGGAACACCCAATCGCGTACTCGAATACCCGGTTCTGCTGAAAGGTCTTTGAAGGGGTTAGCCTCCAGGATAACGGTAGGTTTATGGGTTGCTGTACTGGACTCTTCACCAACCACAGCGTCTTGAGTAGGAGTCTCTTCGGTGCCGTTGAATGGATTCTGTTCTTCAGTGCTCATCGTTGATAATTCCTTGTACATCAATGTTCAGTCCTGCATCGGGTACAGCCCGTGCGGTAAAGGCATTCGCCATCGGTACAATTTCATCAAAGAGACGATCTTTGACGTCTGAAATCTCGACAAACGATTTCAGGTACAGCGGATGATCGTCATCAGATACATAGGTCATGCCCTTGGGCACCTGTGCCAGTGTCTCGGTAAGCGTCTCCCTGACCTCAGTGAGTGCTTGTGCTAGCTCATCATCATACTGCGTTTTATCCTGCTGCACCACGGCTACCATACCTGCAGCGATGTGACGAACAATGTCATCACAGCATTTCGCTAGCTCTAAGATACTGCTCCACTCTGCCAGCGGCATTGCGTCTTGGGGGGTGTGCTGTTCCATTGTATTTCTCCGTAAACTGCTATTCTTGCTAGAGCATATACTAGGGTTATAATTTTTCACGTATAATTCCTTTAGGGTGGTTAAAATGATTTTATTTCTGAAATCGAGGGTCAATGTTTCCGGGGGTGTGCCTGTGGGCAAACCTCGATGGGACGGGGGTTTTTGGCAAGGTCGGAATTACGGAAAAAGTAGTATATATAACCAACACACTGCACCCCTCTAACTGTGGGGTGAAATGGTATGTTCCCAGTCTATAGGAGAGACGTATAATGGATACGTTATTTGATCGCATTTCCAGTTTTATACCCTTAGAGCATCTCAGTGTATTTATACAGACAGAGCAGTTACTGCAGGGGGTAGGCTATACCGACCATGAACTCGACCTAGAAGAAGCCGATGTAGGGTTAGAGGAAAGTAACGACATTATCGCCAGCATTAATTACCGCTACAGCGAGCACCTAGAGCGTTACCTCAGTGGATTAGGGGTATGGCTCAATGCAGAGGAGTCTCACCGCTTGGATCACCTCATTCAATTAGCCGAAGCCTGCACTGTCCTTACAGACCCCCTCTTGGTGGATGTTAGCCTAGCACTCGACCCTGAAGCAGTGGATGCAAATGAGCGACTCATTTCGGCGCTGGTACATATAAATGACCTTAGTATCCATCAGCTCAGATCCTTAATCGGATTCACAGATGGTCGTCTGTTAGATGCCTATACGGGCATAGAGCGTATTGAGCCGTACGTCAATGAAGGGGAGGAAGCAGAGGCACGGTTAAAACACGCGATCACATCCGAAGAAACCGGACCAGCCTTAGACTTTATCCGCACCCGTGGCCGACTACCTATTCATTTTAAGGCCTCAGCCCGTGCCCTCTACGTCACTCTGAATGATCTTACCCCTAAAGAGGCTATACGGCAGTGGTACTTACTGGCCCTCGCCTCTGAACACCCCACTGAGGCCTTAGAAGACATCCTCAGTCAGGCTATCGAGCAATATGTGGAACCCGAACTCCACCCCGTATTCTACCGTGAACTTACCCTTCAGTTAGGTACTCGCCATGACCCTGTTTGAGTATTTTGTACTGGCATACCGCCACCGCTTTATTTACAAGCGCCATTGGCTCCTCAGGGCCTTTGCCATTGTAGGTGAAACCCCTTTAAATAAACACCGAGAAATCGGCGACTTCTACATCGCAGACGGTGCAGCTTATACAGTAAACGAGGACGGGGACGCCACCATCATTGATGGCTATATCCAAGGCTCGCCCCTGTTTAACTACAGGGAACCTATTACGGTGCCTCCAGGTATCTTCCCGATTGTTAAGGAATCTGTAGAGACCTACTACTCTACTCTGCTTACAAACCTTATCGTTTTCGAATACGCGTTTACCGATGCGATTCCGTATCAGAACCAACGCTTAAACGGTAAATATATCGATAAGCTGGTCGCTAAGGCCCTAACCGAGAAGACCGTTACCGTAGAACAGTATCGTGCCTTTACTCGAGCCATCTCGATGATGACGGCCCTAGCGAATGCCGTGGTACCCTCTGCTACCCGTAAGGCCATTATCCCACCCAGCGATATGGCCGAACGGCGACAAGCGGTACTCGAGAAGTATAAGGGTCAACTTCATGACCCTGCTATCATTGCCAAGGTAGAAGCCGAACTCGTAGACTACTACCGCACATATCTGGAAGGCGATGACATTAATGAGTTCATGCTTAAGCCTAAGGATATGGAGGTATCCCTAAAGCGCACCCACATTATGTTCGGGGGTGAGCCTACACTGGAGGATCCCTCTAAGTATGAGCTGGCCATTCCATCACTGCGTGAAGGGTGGGATATGAAACATCTCCCCATGATGGTCAACTCACTACGTATGGGTTCCTATAACCGTGGTGCCTCTACCGCACTGGGGGGTGAAGCGGCTAAGTTCTCAGCCCGTATCTTCCAGAACACGAAATTGGTTGAAGACGACTGTGGGTCTACTGTGGGCATCACCTTCCCGGTTACGGAATACAACAAAGATAAGTTTGTAGGACGTTACCGATTTAAAGGTAAAGATCTTATCCCGATAGAGGCGGGCGAACTCGACAACCTGGTGGGTAAAACCATTACTATCCGTAGCCCTATGACCTGCCATACTGACCATGGTAACTTCTGTGGTGTCTGTATGGGTAAGCTTGTAACCGACTCCAAAATCGGACTAGGTCCACAAGCCTCTGCCGTAGGTAGCGCTATACTCCAATCCTTCCTAGCTATGATGCACGGCAATAGACTAGAGACTCGTAAGTATGACTATCTGAATTCATTGACTTAAATCCAGATTAAAGTCTTTTTTCTCCGGGGGTAAGAGCACATTTCGAATTACTCGAGTAAAATTTCATTTGGATCGTATCCTATGGTAGAACTATAACTTAGGATTGAGGATTGTGAAATGAGTAAAAAGTCGATTATACGGAATGGCTCCCCGGCACCGGTAGAGGGGTACTATCAGTCAAAGGTATATCCGGAGGTGTATGTTTCTAAATCAGGGTCTATTATACGGAGAGATGATCACACTGAGCTACCTATTAGTGTGACGGATGGTCGGTACTATGTATTCACCTATGACGCTGACTACAAGAAGAAGCGGATGTGTTCTGTCGGTAAAATAGTCGCATCGACACTATTGCCTCAAGCGCCACATGAGGGGTCGATGGTAACGTACATTAATGGCGATACAGCGGACTACGGGTTAACTAATTTACGGTGGGGGGCTAACAACAAGTATGTCAATAAACAGAACGTTACTTTAGTGCGACGGGATGTAGGATATGACGTTAACCGCCACCGCATTTTGGTTAGTCCCTCGCCAGAAGGCTATGAGGGATACCAGTGTGCGCAGAACCCATCTTTTCTAGCGGTTAGTCGGGATGGCAGTAAGATCGTTAACCTTAAGACAGGCAAGCTGTTGACACCAGTTAAAAATGGACAACGGTTAAGGGTTACGTATTATGATTCGGAGTTAAAGCAGGGCAGGGCAATCGACGTACTTAGACTAGTGGCTGAAGCCTATGTGTTTAACGATGCACCAGAAACACATGTGTACGTACATCCCATTGATGGTAACCCCTTGAACGTCGTACCTGAGAATCTATATTGGTCGAAGTCCCCTAGGGCAAGTGAAGCCGATCGGCTAATGCAATTTCAACGAATGGCGGCTGCGGTAGGGGACGGTGAGAATGAGGGACTGGCTACGCCGCGTGAGATAATGTTTCACCAGTATAAGGAACCGGTAGAATCTAAAGACTATCCTGGGCATTACGTTTCGGATATGTATCCATGGGTAGTCGTCTCTTCAGATGGCAAGTCGGTCGTTGACATAAACACCGGAAAGGTAAAGGCACAATCTGTCATAAATGGCTATAAGACGGTCCATACCTTTAACTCTAGAACCGGCGCAAAGGGCACGGTAGGGGTACACCGCATTGTAGCCAGTGCGTTTAAACAACCTGACCATGAGGGTCAAACTCATGTTAACCACATTAACCTTATCCGAGACGATAACCGGTACGTCAACCTAGAGTGGGTTACGCAGGGCGAGAATATAGAGCACGCGCACTTCTATTCTCTAAGTAATGGTAACTTACGTCCTGTAAAGGCACTGGACATTCGCAACGGCAGTGTCTCCGTGTACGAGAGTGCGTTAGAGTGCAGTCGTCAACTAGGGATTGATAAGTCTACACTCTGGGGTATGCTAGAGCGCCGAGAGCTTTATCCTTGGCAGAAGACTCACATCTTTATATACCTGGATGAGCCTTGGCCTCGTATGGATTTGATTGTAAATCCTAAAGAGCTCGCTAAGAATAGAAGCCATAGGGTAGAGGCGTGGAATGTAGTGGAGGACAAGGTTATTAGTGCAGAGGGACATACGGAGATTGCGAAGGAGTTAGGGATGAGTCGGGCGAGTATTCAGAGCTATTTGCGTCGAAAGAATACCCACGTTATGAATGGCTACGTATTTCGATATACGGATAGTGGAGTAGAGTGGCCGAGTCGAGAGGAGGCATTAGCGTACATGCGTGAGAGTGATACGCGTGCGGTTTTAGTGCATATGGAATCGGGTGAGGTGAGCGTCTATCCGACGAAGAAAGCAGCCGGTGAGGTAGTGGGGATGAATAAGACAGACGCGTCTAGATGGTTTAGGCGGGGTGAGTGTGTAGCGGGCTATAAGCCATACCCCTATACTGAGTATATGGAGAAACAGAATAATGCTGCCCTATGAAGAGATTGATGCAATACAGCTAAGGCTCAAGTCTACGATGTACGTGCAGCGTAGTGTCTTTGAAGCCGTCGCTTGGCCAGAGTCCTCTACTGGGGTAGCCATTTATCGGGATAAGGTGTTTGAGTACCTTCGCATGTTGACTGTAGACTACCCTCACTTTAACTCTGTGCCTTCAGTCGAGGCCTTACCAGAGCCCTATATAGGGGTAGTAGAGCACTATACCCCTATGGAGTTATGGGGATTAATGACAGAGGAGTATGGACGACTACAGGTTCAGGCATTGCATCTATCGGATATAGAGCACTATAAAGCCTACATGGATATCCCCTTACCCCTATAGTGGGGTAAGGGCTTTTATGTTGTATTTTCATTATGAGTAAATTTTCACACAACTGTGGTATAATGTACTAAAAAGTACCCCTACCCCGCAGCCTAGCTGTGGAGTGAATGAACGTAGTGAATGAACGGAACAGATAGAGCGAGGAGGGAGGGGTTTCCTTATTTCTAGTAGGGGTGTACTACTACCCTATACTAAGACTAATGTACTAAGAGAGTACTACTACTATAGAGTACACTAGTAATAGAGTCTATCCGTATACTACCCATACCCTCTACTACTACCATACTAATAGGTATACTGGTATAGCCTTATATCCCCATGAGAGGGATATAGGGAGATTATACTGTAATTACACTAGAGACCACTACCGCACTAACACTCTACCCCATTGAAGGGGTAGGGGATATATGTCGTTTTCATAAAGACTGTAGACCTATATTACCTTAGGGACTATACCCAACTCTAAGGAGAGCACCATGTCTAATGTAGACGATTTTAGCATTGCAGCGGTTACACTACCCTATCGCAAAGAAGGTAAGGTGGTCGAGTGTGATAGTTACACCGAGATGACGACTATAACACACTCGGGTAAGACGGTTATGTGGAATAAGGGACTTTATATCCCTACAGTAGAGTCCACCTACTGCATTGTAAGTACAGCGAAGTGGAAGGGGTATTACTATTGTGAAGATAGATCGATTAATAAGGGTGTGCTGGAGTGTATCCTTGAAAACCTGGGTGTTTTCAGTGCATGCCCTGAGACACTGGTAACCGCAGTGGGCGATTATGAGTTATCGGTAAATACGGCAGATGAACTGGCATTGCTCACTCAGGTGGGAGTGGTGCCTACGTTTGAGAATGACAGTGAAATGAATCCCGAGCTATTACACTGTAGCTTAAAGGACGGGGTTTGGAGTACACGGGAAGGGCCAGTAACGTTTCCACTTACGTTAATTCTGTCTAGGGACGACGTTAAGGGTGTAGTGGAATACCTTCGCCTGCGTAAACAACAGCATGTGCAATCTAAGGGGTAAAGGTTATGAAATATACGTATTCCTGTCGAGCAGAGTGTAGCGCTGATGTAGAAAAGCTTCGCAGTGCATTGGAATCTAAGCGCAGTGACTACGGCGATTTTGAAATGCGGGTAGTGCCGGATTCTCGTTTACCGGACGTAGTGGTAGAATTTACGACGACTGCGCGTCTGGATCAGCTGGATGCACTTATTAGGGAAATTGCAGATGGACACGTCATGTTGCAAACGCTGCGGCTGTGTGCTTTAGCGGATGACCCGCTGGAGCGGGATTACGATAAGGTTTAAATGAGCATTCGCTATATAGAGTACACCAATGCCCTAAGGAGGGTACACTATGTATATTCGTGATATTATTGCATATTTTGATTCATTAGACAGTGAGTCACGGAAGACAGAGCTTGAGATTCTCAATCGGCTGTATGGGTTTAACCGTACCGATGGCCCCACCCACGCTGCGACTACTTGGACTATTGCAACGGATGCCGCATTTAACCAGATTACCTATAGCGGTGGGGAAGCGGCACTGAATAAAACCATGCCGACAGAGGACAGTGAGTATTATGGCCGTACCGCGTATAGCCCGGAGAACAATGGTACTGCTTCAATGGGGGAATACCAAGGGCCCTATAGACGTACCGATGGACACTTGTACTACGTCCATGCGCATACGGGCATGGTAGTAGCTGCAGATACGTTGGAGCAATGTTACCTCGATCCGCGCTATAAAGAGCAATATTTAGATCCTCGGACGGGACAACGTCTACCCGCAGAGCAGTATACTGCCCCGGCCAATATGCCGCCCGTTGAACCGTTACCGAAGGCATGTGAGCCCTCCATGTCGAAGGTACCCTGCATCGTCTTGGTGGTCGCTGATACTGGCGAGTTGGTACAGCTGTCTACAGATGCATCTGAAGAGTTTCTAATTTGGAAATCTAAACAGGGGCGCTATGGATGGAGCGTGTGCCTGGAAGGGGTGGGTCTGCTACATCCCTATCAGGTGCACTATGTGCCTGATAATTATCGTCCCCTGGCATTGCAGATAAACAATAACACCGAATCCAGTCGGATTGTCATGGTCCATCCCTCGATTACTACGACCTTACCCGAAGGAAAGGATACGTCCCTAGGATATCCTGGCATTATCGAAATCTCTCGCCATGGATATAGACAAGGCGAGATAGCGGCGTATAACACCTACGTATATCCGTATGGACCTGAGTCCACCTCGGAGGCTGGTGCAGTCGCATATACCCGTGTCCTGGAACGACTCGCTCGTCTCTATGATGGGGACATTGAGCGCGACCGTATACTTGAAAAGGAGGTAGAAGACTTCAGTTTTGGAGACGAAGGTTTGGTGGATGAGAATAAAAGAAACCGCATCCATTTGCACCGTCAGGATTTTTACCGACTTATACGTGAAATGGGTCTATACAAAGAGATTGGCTCAGGTATCCAATGGGTAGAGGGTTGGGCAGAGGGTAAATCGGTATCAGGTGCCCTCTATCGAAGACACCTCTCAACCTTTATCCGCAATGGCGGTGAGGTTGGCTATGAGAACAATCAATTCTATGTCGCCTATTCTAAGTAGACCGCATCGCCCTTGCCCCCTTCATGGGGGCAGGGCACATCTTTTTTTTTCTTCATTTATTACCACCTAACCCTATCCTTTATACTGAATAAAGGAGAACCACGATGTCGACGATGGAAGTAGAATGGTACGAATACGCTGTGAATGATGCGGTCGATCGATTTGAGTCCGCGTATAACTTCCTGTGTGAGCATGGTAATGTCCACATGGAACTATGCGTTGGATATGTAGAGTCAGTAGAGGATGACCGAGCATCTGTCATGCCATTGTTCTCGAATCAAATAGAGGTGCCAGGCCCTGTGCGCATAGCAGGTGAAACCGCACTTATCACCCTGAACGTATCGCCTAATGCCTGTAAGAATTATGGCTGGGATGATTCCTCAATGTGTCTATGGTTTGACATGACCTTTAACGGTAAGCCCGAAACGATTTGGATTCCCCCGCTCTCCATTACGGGACTCTACGTACCCGAGCACCCTGCACACCCCATAACTATCGCAGGGGGATATGGACCAGGCCTCTTCATTGCTGTAGATGAAGAGGGTATACATCGTCGCGACGTTCACCAAGCCTGGTTAGAGCGTGATAATGGTATTGTAACCGGTACAGTCGATACTGATGTCCCTAAAACCTCCTCTGGTAAGATTGTAGCCTTTCCCGGTGCTAAGATAAACGATCCTAAGATTCATTAATAGTCCCTCTCAGAGAGCCTGTGTGGCTCTCTGAGGGACACTCTATGTCAGTGTAAATGGTATGTACCCGAGCAGTCTATGGGGTTTTATAATCGGGGAGAGTAGAATGGATTACCTACTAACGCCTCAAGAGGCTACAATGTGGTTTTTACTCTTTGATAGCCTAGGATGGCTATTGTTATTTTTATATGACCATTACACCGAAAGGAGAATACTTCCCTATGTCAATAGTCTACGTTTACTGAAAAGTGGGTGCATTACCGTAGGCATTAGTTACCTGTATTACAACTACGTACCCGGTACCACACATATTTATTTCCTAATGGCACACGCTATCTTTTTTGTAATGTACCCGGCATTGCTCTTTTACCCACGCCGCAGTACATGTATATTCCGCATCGGTACCGCTATAGGACTTGCGATCCTCGTGTCTGGGATCGTGGTACTCTGTCGAGAGGGTCACCCTTGGCACTACAGTGCAATCTTCTATGCGGTTTTAGTACCCATCGTATCCATCTACTTCGGTACGGGTGGACGATACGCTATAATGCGGTACTACTATAAAGCACCGTTCTGGCACTAATATAGATTCCCTAGCCCTTCTGGGCTAGGGAATCTATAGTTTATCAGTCGATACCGTACACGCGACGCAGGCGGCCCATTACCACGTTAGAGCGCAGCGGCATGATGTGTTTGGCCATGGCTTCCCAGTCCAGACGACGGGCTTCTTTACCACGTGTAGCCTGTTTGGCGGTTGCAGTAAAGAGGGTCATCAGGGTTTCCATTTCCTTACGCTCAGCCGGTACTTTCCATTCAGTGGAGTCGTAGAAACGGAAGACTGCAGTCAAGTCGAAGCAACCTGTGGTGTCGGCATTGATGAAGTCCAGAATGTACTGTACATTCTTAACGGCCTGCTCATCTGTGCCTTCTGCCACCGCATTGATAATCGCACCACGCAGACGCTTCTGTTCCCGTACGCCGTCTTGGATGCTGATCGGGTTAACCGGGTTCATAGCTTTGACGTATGCGTTCATGGCGCGTACAAGCGCTTCAGAAGCCCCTTCTGCTTTTACCGGTGCCTCAGCTACCGGTGCTTCAGCCGGCTCATTGGTAGTCGCCTGTGGTGCTTCAGTGGACTCCTCAGCGGTAGCCTCTTCCTGCACTGCTTCAGTTACTTCGGCTACCTGCTCAACCGGCTCTTTCTCAGCCGGTGCAGTTTGGTTCAATCGGTTAGCTGTACGTTTGGTAGACATTTAATAGTCCTCATATTGGTTATACACGCGCGTGTGTAATCTGCATATGATGAGGGATTAACTGCAATCCCTCATGAAGTTAGCCAGGACATCCTCCATCGGAGGGGCCTTATAGAGGCTCTGAGCGAGTTCAATGGCATTGGTACGGGTGGCGGTCATGTTAACACCCGTGACGCGTAGAAGGTCTTGTCCTTCTTTACGGTCCAAGCCCATGATCCCACAGATTTCCCGCAGGCAGGTTTCCTTTGAGATGTTAGCAATCACCCCTGAGGTTGGATAGCCGGAGGCAATGTCAATGTCAAATATCTGCGTATAAATGCGGGAGGGGATATTTTCCATATCTGAGATAAACGGATACCCTTTAGCGACGTTCAGTTCCGAAGGCAACGTAACAATCCACCCCGTTGTCGGGATAGTATCCCCGTCATAATCCTCCCGCATGGTTTCCCCAGTGGAGCAGATAATTTTACCCTGCTCTTCTAGGAAGAAATGAAGGTTATTTGCTAGGTTACGGGGACCAGAGGCAACGTCCTCAATCGGGGAGATGCCCGCTGCAGCCGGTAATGCCTTACTGATGTCGTTGGTCTTTTCGTCCAATAACTCCAAAGCTATACAGTCGAAGATGTTGTACGTTGCGTACTCGATCTTAAAGTCTCGCTGCATGACTTGGTGCCACTCGAGCCCTTCGTACTGATCGGCTTCCGGTAACTTGAATTTAGTTAACCCCAACTCCTCGGTTAGGATGGCATCTAGCGAGTAGCTGTGTCGAGCACCCTCCATGACACGGTTGCGCTTGAAATAGCACATCGAGTCAATGATATAGAAGCTTGCAGGGGCCTCGACTACGTGCCAGTAGTCAGCAATATGCTTACTAGTGGTCTTCCCTGTGGCCGTGGTTTTCTGAGGGTTATCCTCACGCCACTTGAAGCGTTTATAGACCTCAGGGACAGAGGGATCCGAGAAGACATATTTGGGATCGACGTTGTGTCGCTTTAAGGTATCGAGGATCTTGTTAATATCGAAGGACATGTTCCAGATGGAGACAAAATCAGGCTGCCACTTATGTAGGGCCTTAAAGAGCATCAGTACGACTTCCAGGTCATTCTTAACGATGCGTACATGTAACTTTATGTTACGCTCTTTACGATACTGTCCTAGATACTTATCGAAGTTAGCCTCAATACGGGCGACCGCATCCGGCACATTTCCCATCAGCGTTTCAGAGGCAACGTAAATAACCTTGTCTTTGAACGTCACCGCTCCTGAGATAATCTCTTCATCCTCAGACCAGACGTTGGTTTCAAAGTCCAATGCCGCTACACTCGCCTTGGGCTGGTACATCGGGTACTTGGTGCGGTACTGGTGTTTAATGATTGACTCAGGTTTAATATCGGTACCATAAAGGTACGGACTGTTAGATAGCTGCCGTAGTCTAGGTCGAGGATGGTGTACATCCATTACCCGAGCGACTGCAAACGGTAGACGGGCCTGGGTACTGCTATAGACGTTTAAATTCTCAAGTGTCTCGTATTCCTTTTTAGTCTGATGGGTCTGTGCCCCCTTCCGGGTAACATAGAACGGTCGTTCAAAATTATAAAGAGTGCGAAGGTTTGGATGCTCGTTACCGTCGGCATCCTTCAAACGCTCTTTGATCAGAATCATGTCGTTCTTAGACTTGTCGGATGCCTCACTATAGTGGGCAAAGAAACAGGCTCTGCTTACAATATCCATGGATCCTCCTTTCATTCAAACGATCGGGGCATCCGCTAAACTTTAATCTTTCAAGGTACAGAACATGAATCGCCTTAAGTTAGGTTTGGAAGCCATTGATTTCCAGAAAGACCATCCCCTGCCCATTGAACTTGAGCGCATTGTTCAAGGTATGTACGATGGCGTGTATAAGGATGTAGAGTCTGGCCGGCAGATTATCGAAGCGGTCAAGCGTCACTGCGGCATTACGTTAGCGGATGTAAAGTGGTATGGCTACCCTAACTTCGCTATCGGCGCCCCCATCCTCAACCGAAACCACCCCTTTTTAAGAGAAGTGGAGCGTCGACACCTCACTCGATCTAATGCTAAGGCGTCCTTCGATTCCCTTTCGTTAGTTGAAGGTAGCGTAAACCGCGCCCAGGCTAAGGTGACCGGTGATTATGGTAAGCTAGAGTTTACCCTTCATCTGCCGCGGCCTAAGACAGCAATGGGATTACGTGTAACGGTGCGGGAATATGTGGCGTTCATACTACACGAAATCGGCCATGCCTTTAACTTCATTGAGTTCTTGGGATCCAATTTTGTCGGCAACTACATTCTTTCAGATGCCGCTGCACGACTGTCCGGCGTACAGGGCGATGTAGATAAACACAAAATACTGCGTACCCTTGAAGACAGTGGCGCTATTGAGATTGATGACGTCGATGCCATTGTGAATAGTGCCTCCGGTGACGAGGTGTACGTACTGCTTCTTAATAACCATTTCAGGAAACTGCGCAATCTGCTAGGTGAAGATATCTACAGTGTACGCGGATGTGAAGCGTTGGCCGATCAGTTCGCCGGACGAATGGGGTACGGACGTGATCTTGCTACCGTTGTGGGTAAACTCCAAGCTATGTCAGTTGACGGGTACACCAATACTAGTCGTGTTTTAATGATGTTGGTAAAGGTACTTAAATCCATTCGGACCGTCCTCGCTGTTTTGTCAGGCGGTGTTGTCGTGGCTGGTATATCGGTTGTGATGCTAACCGCAATGTCGTTGGGGATGACCATTATAGGGGTTGCCTTCTATATGCTTATTAACCCCTTAGAGGACGAGTACGATAAACCCGTACGTCGGCTGGAGGTTATTCGCAATGAAATGGTTAAGCGACTGAAAGAAGTCGACTTGGACCGTGACGAGCGTAAACTGTTGGTGGAAGAGATAGATACGGTCACTAAGATCATCAAGTCCCGCAATGAATCTACATTGACTCTCGCCCAAAACATTGCAACCCTGCTCCGCCCCAAATTCAATAAGCAGCGTTCCAGCATTAAGCTCCAGCAGCAGCTCGAAGACTTGCTGGCTACCCATTTATATGTAGACGCTGAGCGTTTAGACCAACTCGCGTAAGGACCCCGATATGAACCCTATCGCCTCTATTTATATAGACATTGCTAAACAAGCGCCCCTCTCCATCGGCGCTATTAACTTATCGACCCGCGCGGCATTGGCCGCATGGGCAGTCTGTGTGGACGTACCGGTAACCGTTGCGAAAAACGCATATGAAGTGAAGCTTCACTGGGATAACGTCTACAAGGCTGAAATCTGTAAACGCATTGCTGAGCTTTCAAAATACGTATACGTCGAAAAGGCTATGGTATTGGAGTATGCCCGTGGCCTTATGGCTGCCCGTGCCGAGGTTTGCCTATTCCCTATGGTCTCTAGCCTCGAGCCGTTTGAGGATCTTTGCGATGACGAGGATCGCCTTGAAAAGGCTATACTCGATATTCGTCAGGTGAATCTGTTGCCCCGACAGGATGAGATGGCGAGCCTGTTTGAATCAGGGCGCCTCCCCGTTACAATTGTACAGTCCATCCCTGCCCATATTGAAGCCATTGCCCCTCTCCATCCGGAGATGGGTCGAGACGAGTGGTCTGACTATAGCTGCCTTATCCGTAGCACCCTAGCCATTATGGCGAGGGAATATGAGGTGGCGCGTACCTTACGGATTACCAGTGAAGTTGACAGTGAATGGATTGAGTTGCTGTTTACGAACGCATGGGGTAATGCGGACTTATCGGATGCCGTTACAGACATTGTCGAGGACCGCTTAATGATCGAAGAGGATGCCGCGGTGGAAGTTAAGCCGCTGCAATTGGTACAGGGGTATCGACTGTGAACGAATTTGAAGCCTTAGAGCAGGCCTATCAGAAAGAATGTTTTAAATTGGATGCCTTGGCGGTTGCGATCCGTGAAATCGAGGCACAGGGCATTGCTCGGGATACCGTGGTGGCACTGGAAGAGTATTGTCCTGAGTTGGTGAGTGGTGACTATCCGTTGGCCTCCTATACACGCTTTCCCTCTGAGACCAACCTAGGGTTTGCGATGGAGGGTTTGGTTGGGCGTATGTTGAAATCTGCGTCGATTGCCATCATGAAACTCATCGACCTGTGGGTAAAAATTACACGCTGGATCAGCGATAAGTTGCGTGAGCTTATTGAGGCGTTTCTTCGCTCAGACATGCCCGCTAAACTTAAAGAGTGGTTTGATCGGGCGATGGCCGCCTGGAAGAAGATGCAGGCAGAAGGCACTAACAACACGTATAATCGCGTAGCAGGGTCGCTCCTGTGTCAATGGGTGGAGGATTCTTCGAATGACCTCTATACGAATGACCAGCTATACAGCGTCCTTAACGAGATGAACGAGATCTCTCTGGAAATCGTTAAAGCCATGCGTGTTCAAACCGATGCACTGGTGGATGAGTTAACACGTTCAGGTAATCCCCGCATGGACCTATACGTTCAGAACCTTTATGACGATACTGACGATGCGTATAATTCCCTCTGGCTCGGTCCCCTGAATGAAATGTGCGAGTCCATTGATAAGTACCATAAGGGCGCACCTACACAGGTCCCCACTGTCGACCTTGCTCTTCAAACCCATTCACAGCGTGACATCGGTTACACGACACCTCCTCTACTGCTTGACGTGTTACAGGCCCGTATAGACCTTACCAACTACTTCAGGGATAACGACCGTACTGAAAGTACGACTATCAGTGCCCTAGAGCGAATGTATAAAGCAGGAATGTTCGAGGCTGAGGATACCTCTCGACCACAGCGTGCCTACGCTGCAACGGTAGGTACAGTGGAGCGCGAGATGGAGAAGGTTTCAAAGGGTATCCAAAAGGCTACCGATGCGGCAGTTAAAGTAAACTACACAGGTGACCTTCCAGATTACATCGATGTAGTGCGGGGGGGTTTAAGTACCCTCATGCGCTTTGGCAAGACCATGCAACAGTCTCTGGTACTGCAGAGTCGTGTCAATGAGGGGCGTGGCACAATTGTACGTGCCCTCAATATGGTTTTAGACGAAGCTGAGAGCAATAAAAAGTAAATAGACGCCCCTACCCCCATTATGGGGGTAGGGGACTGTCTTATATGGACAAGAAGTTTACTTCTACCGCATCACGGATATCCAGCACGCCATTGGTACGCTGGTACAACTCTGCCCTCAAGGAGAAGTATGCGTTCTCAGACACCAGCTTCGCCATGCTATAGCCATCGATGGGGTTCTCGATGGAGACACTGACGATGTGATCGCTTATCGCCTGAAGTGCACGGGTTAACTCAGAGAGAGAAAAGGTGCGCCTATATAGCGTGGCCCGTAGTGCCTCGTGTGTAGCCTCAACTACCTGAGTGCGTAACGCACTATCGGCGTATCCGACTTCCGACATGATGTAGTTGATAGTGAAGCCCAAAGCCGTATCCAAAAACACATCTTGTTTAGACTCCACGGTGGCCAGTGCGATGCCTACCGATGCATTGGGTAGATATTCCAACTCCGTACGTGCCATGAGTCGAGGTTCTAACGCTCGCAAGTCCTGAGTAAGGAACGCAAGTACCTGTGGGCCTATAGAGTTACGGTATCGTTCCGCCGGTACACTCTGTGCATAGCGGTACCGCGCATCCAAGGCCATCATCGTCAGTTCCCAGATGATGTCCGCAGGTTCATCGATAATAGGATCACCCATGCTGTCCAACATAACGTCTCCGGCACGGTGGAGCAGGACAGAGCTACCCTCATCATCTGTCACTGGATCACCCGCATCGTGAAGGACATTAAACACAGGTTTGCCCGTAGCCACATCAACCGCCCACACCAGATTCCCCTCGTCATCTCGCTCATAGACAGGCGTCTCATATCGCATAACGACGTCTTCTTCATACCGGCGGTATGTAGGCGTAGAAATAATTGCTTCAGCCCGACAGGAAAGTCCCTCCAAACTATCCCCCAAGCGAATACGGTGACGTTCATGGGTGGCCGCTACCCAGTTACCGACTAAGGTGGGGTATATGCGATAATCGAAGTCAGTAACCTCAGTTAGCGTACTCTCTTTATAGTAGAACACCTCCACGTCGCTTTCGAGGTCAACCAGTACATTCGTTATTACACCGCCCTCGGTTTTCAGATTCGTGATCTCAATCCGATCATCGGCATCGATATCGAAGGACGTTTCTAGTGTAAACCGTACATATGCGACCTTACCTTCATAAGTAGTCTCTGTAGACTCTACATGGTACTCCTGTCCACTAACGTCCGTAACCGTTAACTGCCCATGGAGACCCGTCAGTCCATTCGGAATATCTACCCGCATCGTAATGTGGTACTGGTTCTCTTCCCGTATACAGTCAACTCGACGGGTATTGACTGCAAACCAAATCGACTTGTTATTATCGATAAAGCTACGGCTTATACTCCGTGGATTATCCAGGTAATAGGGACGCGCTTGATACACATCGACGTTGGACTCGACCACATAGAAGAATGGGTTATAGAACAGGTTACCCTCATTCAGCCGTCCAATTAACTGATCGGGTGATAGCGAGGCAAGTGCATCGAGCTCACTGTCCTTTAACAGGGAAAGCGTGCCATTGGCTTCGTGTAAAAGAGCCCGATTCGTCAAGGTTACCCGATCGCCATTCCTGGCCAAACTGTAGCTGTATTGACCGTTGCCACTCCAAAGGGCTACCCGAGAGTGTTTAACCCCAATGGGAGTGGACACCGCATTGTCAACCGGCGCAGGCAGGGGCCGTGCACAGGTATAGAGTCGCTCGGTAATGGTGTCTTTAGCCTTCGACAACGTATACCCTTTATCACGCACCTCGTAGGCCAGCTCTTCAAAGGTGATACTGGCACGCTTATCCGCACTGCGATAAATTACCCGATCTCGTAACGCCTCAAAGGAGAGGCCGTCTCGACCGCTCACCACATCGGCTAACGCGTATAGCTGAATGTCGGTTAATGATTGTAGGGCTTGAACGTAGGTACTACTAGTACCATTCAGATCTTGCCAGCGACCAGAGAAGTCAGCCGAGCTAAAGTCTTGCAGGTCAATATTAACCTTACCCTTAGTCGTAAAGAGGTCAACTCGAATATGGTCCCCTACCATGTTCTGAGTCGTATAGATATCTGGGATGGTTAAACGAACAGCACGGTCCTCTACGTTAACGATCATTGTAGGGCGAGTTGTATCAAAGACCTGATCTGTGTGGGTAGTCGACATTTCATTCCATACACCACTCTCTTCACGCCAATAGGCACGTACATAGTAAAACTGATCCGTAATCGGATAGAGGGCACTGAAACCTGTCGAGGGTGACATGGGGGTAGTATGGCTAACTACAGACACCTGTTCGACCGGAAGATCAATAACCAACTCATCGCCATTGACAGACTGTACGGTACGGTAGTCCAATGCGTTAGCATCTTTGGGGAGTAGCGGTGAAAAGGGTGCAAGGTCGTAGCTGACCTGAATGACGTTGGTTGGGGTAACCGTAATTTCGATTGGATAGTGAACAAACCAATCAATTCCCCCTACACGAAAAACGGTGTCCTTTGGAATGGTTAAACGCCGTACCCCAGCTTGCGTATCCATAACCGCGGCTGTTTTGACGCTCTCTACGGGTACCACCAGTGTGAGGGTTGTGCGACTGGGTGTCGCAAATCGATCCAGATAGTCCTCATCCGCCATGTGGTGATAGAGTTCAGCATAGTTGGTTGCAAGCATCGGGTAGAGCCTGCGCATGACCGACTGTGCCTTTAGAATAGCCGTGCTGGTATTGGTTGCACTGGCCTCTAGTAGAAACATAAACGGGCTGGAGGGGTCAACAATATTGATGTTGCCATCTACAGCCTCCTCGAGTATATCCAACGCAACCTGTTGGATGGACCCTGGATTAGCGTAATACTGGTCCAGCTCCTGTAGAAGCTTTTCACGTAAGGTATCCATGTACTGTCCTTATAAAACCTGTCCGATGTTGGTGGGTACGTCAATGTTCGCCATTGAAATAACTTGTTGGTATTCCGCTTTGGGGACATACCACTCTAGCTCGTAGTTTTCTGAAATACGAGGGTAGCCACGATAGTTGAACAGACGTTTTTCTTGAGGTGTTAGCTTCTGCATTGCATCCTTGCGCCGACTGTCCTTCATTGAGGAGTTAAACGTCTGTACTGTACGGTTAAAGTTATAGATAGTAATGGGATCATTGTACCGTACACCAAAGCACTGAAAGTCAATCGATAACTGACTGGTGTCCTCGGTAAAGAAGCTTTCACTGTTGTAGTTAAACGCAGCGCCGATCGGATTGACAGTGGGGTACGCTGCACCACAATCTGCGATCTTGCGGACAAAGGTGCGGGTGGGGTCTAGAATGATGCGGTAGATGCGGGTATTGTAGTCGATCTCATTTTCTAAGATCATTTGTGGATAAGGGTTCAGTGACCCATCCTTTACTCGCGCGGCATATTCTAACCACACTGCGAACAACGCGGTAATAGGATCCCCGTCAATGTTCTGAAAGTTAGCCGTTAGGTTAAAGCTACTGAAGTTATCCGGCGGTGATTCAATCCACCCTGTCACTTCTTTACGCATCCCCTCACTGGTAATGAAACTGTCCATGTTTGTATCGGGCCAGCCTGACATACTGATCAGTAAGTTAGAGAGCGGTGTAATAAAGGCATAACGGTCATCGACCAGCGGAGTACGTATATCTTTGACATCATCACCCCCGGATCGTGACAATGACCAACGACCATCTATAAAGGAATCAACCCGAGGGGAAAGGAGGCAGCGGATGACTGCACCCAGAGAACGCTCCCCTGCATTGGCTAGAAAGCTCAATCGCCGCACGCTCCGCACGTTATCGTATGACAAATTCAAATTGGGTTTCGTAAAAAAGGTTAACCCCTGATTATCGACATTTGCCGGCACGACGTTGCCGGTGCCTCGATGGTTAATGCCTTTAAATACGTTGGCGGTCGCCGCGCTGGTTTTACCGAACCCCTGTGCTAGTGAAGTGGCGTCCAGTATGTCACGTATTGCTTTACTCATATTTTTCTCTCATTGAGGTTCATCATGGTTAACATTGATATCTCCAAACTCGTATCCCCACAAAAGATCGCCCGCCAATTGGCGATGGCGATGGCCGACTCAGGGGTCGATTCTTTACCTGAATATACGTCGTCTACCCGTCTGAACCCCATTGTACTGGTAGATCGCAGCATCACGGTCTTGCCCGATGACGTTCAGCAAAACTTGATGCAGACACTGTCATCCATATATGCCGCCCACTACCTACAGGCGGTGGCGGTATCGGTCAATGTCATGGGCGTCAATACGATTAGCCTTTTGGATAAGTTCTCAACTGACCGTGACGCTGGGCGTGTTTTAGCGCGTACCGCAGCGAACATTGCCGGTGGCATGGAGTCCATGGACCTGCCGCTCTTTACGGTCTCACAGGAAGATTACACCCAGAAAGAATTGAACGAGCAGGTGAACCTGGCTGTAGGGCGCCTGATGCATGTCAAGATTGGTGTAGGCGATAAGTCCACTACCATTCCGGTGTCCTTGGTACTGAACCCGAAGATCGTTAACTCCGATTCTATTCCCCGGGTACTGGCGATGACGTCTGAAGACACCAGCATGGCAGGTCGCTACCACAAGTGGCGCTCGGGTGAAATCGAATCGTTCGTGGATTACTTGTTCGGATTGGATCTCCTGGAAAAGGATCGCAAGGCCCTGGTTAACGATGAAGCCGACATTTATAAGACGGCCCGCTCACGCCGCTTTAAATCCATTATCGATCAAGTCGTAAGCGGTGGGGATAAGTCCGTTAATACAGCGTCTACCATGGCGATTATCACACAGGCCGCTGCAGAAGAACTCGAGGTAGCACTTAAGGGTAAACTGAAGTCAGGTCGTACCCGTATGGAGTACTTTAAGACCACCCACTCTATGCTACTCTGTGTCGTGGATTCCCGTAAAGAGCGTCTGACGATTTATCAGCGTGGTATTGATAACTACGGTACCTATACCTTTGCCGATATCCAGAAGCACGGTAGCAATGCAGGTTCTATGGATATCAACGCCATCTTGAAGGCCTATAAGCTGGGCGAAGCCCCGTCACTGTAAGGAGTGAAAAATGAGTAAGCAAAATGAACGGGGGTTGAAGGGATTCTTTATGTCCCTACTGCCCAACTTTGAAAAGAAGCGATTGGTAGAGGCGGCATCTGGCGCCTTTAAAGAGCTCCGTATCACCAACGAGATGTACGGTATCGATACCCGCGCTATGGCTGACCTGATGAAGACTGACTTTAAGAGTCTGGATACGGTCCTGCGCCAGCGGGTGAAGGACTATCGGGGCGACGTTGTAGCGTTGGTGCGTACGCTAACCGACGCCCGTATCAAGGAAGAAGGTGAGTTCCTGGATCACATTGAAAAGATTTATGGCCCGGTGGTACTGCAAGACGCACTGGACTATCAGAAACTTTACATGCTGCGGTATCTGGATGGCCTCTTCTTCTTTAACACCTATGCCCGTAAACTGATTCTGGTGATGACAAATCGCCTGATTACGGATCCGGATATGGTATCAGCGGTTGACCGTATGGACGTCGAGTACGTCATGGACCGTGACAACATGACGATGTTTGCAATCATGTTGGATACCCTGGCAGTGAAGGTCGCGGACTTCCGTAACGTGATTGGTAAACTCAAGAACGTACAGTTCAAACCTGAGACCCATGATACCCTGGCCCGTGGCAATCGAGAACTGGACCCCTATCAATCCAACCTGATGCCGGTCGTGGGTGGTTTGGTTTTTGCACTGGGGCGCACGTATAACCTTTACCTGGCCAAGCGCTTGGAAGAAGCGAAAGAGCAGAAAGACAAGCTCCAGGTTACCCTGTTGCTGCTGCGCCGTAAGCTGGATAGCACCGATGATCCGGCTGAGCAAGAGAAACTGTGTCGTCAATTGGATTATTACAATAACCTCCTCAACAAGATCGCGGCGAAGATCGAGGATATTGAAGAGGGTCACTGATGAATATTGTAACCAATCCAGTGGACTGGGAGCGTCTGTGTGAGCTCTACATTGCACCTTTAGAACAGCCAGGCTACGAATATTCCATGGCGGACATTCTGGATGGTCTGAAAGTCATGCGCCGTGCACGTTCTATATTTGATCAGGATAAGAAGCACTTTGGCGATGAGGTGATTACCATTCAGGCCCATGAATTCTTTGACCTGGCAATGGACCTAGTGGAGCGTCTGGAAACCGGTCGTATGTTGTCTTCACCTGAGTTTTATGGGCGACTGAAACCTACCCCGATCGGCCCCCGGCAAACACTGCGGCTCTTAAATGAACTGCGTCGCCGTGAAGAGAAGTACGTCAAGCAGTGGCAACGTGAGCACGGGGACTATGGTCGAGGCACGGAGTTCTCCTACATTCGCCACCTTGAACCCCATACCCCCAATGAATGGATGCACGGTCTTAACGCCTATTATACCCTTTCACGTTTATGCGGTATGATCGACAAACACCGCGAAGGAATTTAAGGAATCTAAAATACCACCTTCCAATTAACAGTTTTCCACTATCGTATGTCGACATGATAGTTGAATGACGCAACTGTCAGACGTCATATACGTTTAAACAACCATAGGAATTTTACTCATGAGTATTTCTGCAATTCTGGCCGCTTCCCTGCAGGCTGAGACCGCAAATGTAAACGAAGATCTGCTGACTATCTCCATGGAAGAAATCGAAGACTCCATGTCACTGGCCTGCGAAGCCGAAGCCGAAATGGTTTCCATGGAATCTGCACTGGAAATCGGTGAAGCTGCATATGTTGGCCTGGAAGCCCTGGCTGACGTTGTAGCCGCTTCTCAGGCTGAAGGTGGTCTGGATACCAAGTCCGCTGAACTGCTTGCCATCGCTACCAGCTCCGTCATGGCCCCCTTTGGCGGTATGCCGGAGAACGCCATGCCGGCCATGGAAGATTTCGAAGTAGACGGCGGTCGTGCCGTGGCTACTGGTTACGCCATGGAAGAGATCAACAAGACACTGAAGAACCTCTGGCAGGGTCTGATGAACATGATCAAGACCGCCTACGCCAATACTGCTAAGTGGATGGAGCAGAACTTCTCTGCACTGGGTCGCATGAACAAGGGTGCCGAAGCCCTGGTTAAGAAAGCCGGTGAAGCCAAAGGTCAGCCGGAAGAGAAGACTGTTGAACCGGCTAAGGTGCAGTACCTGATGTCCGGTGGCAAGGTAGCATCCAACATCGCCAGCGACATGAACGCCATGGCCGGTCAGGTGAAGAAACTGGCCTTCTCTCAGAATGCCATCAAAGCTGCTGGTGCAGCCGTTGACGCTCTGACTAAAGCGGCTGAAGGCGTCGAGAAGATGTCTGCAGCTGATGTTAAAGCAGCGGTCACTGCGGCGATCTCTGAGTACACCTCTGCTATCACCTCTGCTTTCGAAATGAAGACTGGTATCAGCGATGGTCGTCTGGGTAAAGTCGAAGGTGACGTATCCGGTGTTGAAACCGCTATCGGTGATGGCCTGGCTGTCCTGAAGGCTCAGGGTGGTATGTCTGTACCGGTTCTGGAATTCTTCAACCCGTCTGAGCCGGCCAAGAACAAGATCGCCGTTGACGCTCTGACTGCATCCGAGATCGCCAAGGTAGCTGAAGGTGCCAAAAACCTGACTGCTGTAATCCTGTCCGTTAAAGACAACGCTCGTCGTGCTGACAAGATCAACACCAACGTCGAGAAGGCTGGTAAGGCCCTGATGAAGCTGGCGAAGGATGACCTGGAAGGCGAGAAGAAGAAAGCCATGAAGGCCGCCATGAAAGGTCTGGCAGCTATCGAGAAGAACCAGCGTGTCTTCGACCGTGATCTGGTTAAACATGCGTCTATGGTTGCGCAGGCTGCGATGTCTTACGCTGTCCAGTCCATGAAGAACCTGAAAGAAAAGAAAGAAGACAAGTAAGTAACCGTTGCTCTTAGTTTAGACTAATAGTTCCCACAGCCCTTCGGGGCTGTGGGGATTATGCTATACCGTCAGGGCAAATCGTATACAGTTGACTATTAGAGGAAGTGTCCTATGGACATGGTAACCGAAACACTAGAGGCAGAACGCCGTGAGCGTGAGCTTTTCTACCTAACCGAGCGTCTGGATGCACTATTACCCTATTATGAGGATGAGGCAGCTGCACCCTTCCTAGCGGCAAGCTTCACAGACGTCGGTGTTAGTCAGGAAGGCATCTCCGGCATTATAAGTCGCATTATTGACTATATCCGAGAAGGGTTAGAGAAACTCGTAGAGCTATTTATTACACTATGGGAAAAGATTATCGCCTTAGTGGACCGTATTTGGTCAAAGGTGAAACGGGAAAAGAAAGCCACTGAATCGGCAAAGGGTCGCCCAGAGCAACATGAGGTTAAGGTACCTGGTGACGATGAGTCTGTGGTAGGAGACGTACGGGATCTTGAAGATCGGGTTGAGCTACTAGAGCACTATAATGATGCGATGGAGAAAGCTGATCGTACGGTTGAAGACCACGTAGAAGAAGCGAAGGCGATCATACAGGACTTAGATCGGGATCTGGAAGGGATGTCGGAAGAGGCGATTAAGAAGCTGCAAGAGGCACGCCGTAGTTACGCCCTTAAAGGGGCGGACAGTAAGTTAGTTAAGAAAGCCCCCGTTATCTCGATTACCCGTCTGGATACTGGCGGGCAGCGTACCATAAAGCTGCTGATGGAGTTGGGTAAGGATGGTCTATACAGTCAGACCGATACCGATAAAGACGGTACGGTGGTGAGTCATCGCCTGTACAAGGCGCCTTTACCCGATGATAAGGTAGCCAAACGTCCCACACGCTATAAAGCTGCACAATCCCGTGATCTTAAAGGCGTTGTATCGCAGTACGAAAAGTTACTCAAGTCAATTGATGCAGTGCGCAAGCGTAAGGTCGGTAAAGACCTTAACGACTACCGGAAGTTAATCAATAACTTAGTGCAGCGTATTAAAGGGGCAGTCAGTAAAGGCGAATTAACCGATGAGGTCGCCAACGCTCTTTTGATAGAACTGAATCGCCTTAATGCTATTATGGCCCAACTCGGTGGCCCCTCTCGTGTATTAACCGAAGCCCAGTTACGTGAGATTAATGAAGGGGTTAACATTGTAAAGGCCCTGCGTGAAAACTTAAAATAGGACACCGTTATGCCTACGATTGCCCTCTCAATTCCACAGCACGATGCGACGGTTACCCGTACCATTGTCCGTCAGATGGGTGCTGACTTTATACAGCGTTTTGGCCTACCTGCCGATACACAGGTATTGGTTGAGGAGCGCATTGGACAGGTTGCCAATCCTGAGGGGGTACTAGACGACCGTGACACCAAGCCCCTCTCGACGGATAACTATCTATTATTGCGGTACAGCGAAACCTTTACCGAAAACGGTATCCTTCAATCCGCCGTCTATCGTCCCGAATTTCCATCCTTATTTTTCGATCCGGATATAGGGATTGAGATGCATCCGACCTATGGGTGGGTTAGGATGGAACTGGCGGTGGAGGTTAACTTCAGAGATAAGTCCGTTATACAGGCTCTTCAGCGTAAACTACGCATACGGGGCGGCCTTATGCACCATGTGCAGGTACATGACTTAAAGTACCAGTACGAAATTCCAGATCCCTTTTTGGCATTCCTATATGACGCCTGGTCACTTCGAGAAGCCTATCAAGGATACGGGGAAAATTTGGCCGACTATTTTGCACGGGCCTTTATCCACGGTGGCCTGGTTAAGCGCTCTAACCTATCAGGCACTGCCAGTACACTGGCCATCAATGAATCTCAGGATAACATCATAGGGCGCTTCAACGAAGAGGTCTTTTATAACGAGATCGAGCAAGACGGCGGTCGACATCGTCTCTCTTTGGAATACAACTTCGAGTACCAGCAACCCTTAGCCGTGGTTTTAACGTATCCACTCTTTATCCACAATCAGCGCATTCCGCAATCGTACATTGATGCCTGGCAGCCCATCGTACGCGTGGATGCAGACGGAGAGGCCACCCGCAGTTACATGCGTGGACCAGACAGCGGTGTAATCAGCCGGTATTACCGTGCAGATGGGGGTAACCGGCTAGACCCGATTGACGATTGGTTCCCTCGCAACCCACAACAGGCAACCGTTACCGAGGTATTGACGCCTATCTTAGTGGATGAGAACGATCCTACGCTAATCGCTTCATTGAACGACTTTACCGACGACATGGTACATCCCTGTATAAAGGAGTACCTCCTCGCCTATCCTGAGCTAGTTACTGAGCCCTATGAGACCCCTTACCTGATCCAAGTCTATCGGGTTTACCGTAGCGAAGAGCAACTCACGATCTATATTGAGCCCGATGGCACCATCCGTTCGAAGCTACCAATGAATCCACGCCATCGCCATTACTTACGTGTCGCTAAAATGGTAGACTTGGCACGCATCGCAACGAACCATGTACTTGAAATGCTCAATAATCCTGAGCGCACGCTCTGTGTATTTAAATTGCTGGACTCCAGAGTGACACTGGATGAGGACAAAGAGTGGCTCCAAACAGTTGCGGGTAAATATATCCTGGACTATACGTTTAGACGAAGCGTTAAGAAAATCGCCTCCACTAACCGACCGTATGCCCGTCTAGTTGAAACTGGCCCGCGTTATATCCAGCATGGGGTTACTAGCACACATCGAGGTAAGAGCTAATGCCTATTTTTAATCCCGCTCGGCCGACCACACCGCCACCGACGACTAAGATAGAGCCGGAAATCAGCGTCAGTCAGGTCTATGAGACGCGTGAATACAAGACCCCACTGATTACTGAAATCGAGGGCGAGCCTTGGGTGGTACAATACTACCACCAGATGCTGGTGTCGGGGGAGAGTCCCCAGCCACTGGATGCGAACCTGTCTGCAACCTTACAGCAGTATTTGCGTGTAACCGATTTCAGACTCAGTGTCACGGATGAGCTTTCGTACAGTCAAGACACCGCTACTCAGTTATCGGAGTTAACCGGTAGCGGTTTGATCTATCCGGATACCGTTGCCCCGCATATCGGCGACATGTTTGTGGGCTTTATCGAAGCCGGTCGACGGGGTCTTTTTACCCTTACCAGTGTACAGGCCTTAGGGTACTATAAACGTACCGTGTATCAGGTTGAGTACCGACTGTATGCGGAAGACTCTGGGCCACTGCTAGCGAACCTAGAGTCTAAGGTTGTACAGTATCGGTATTTCGATGCCCGTCGTCTGAAGGCCGGTTACAGTCCGCTGATTGAATACAGTGTCGCGAACTCCGAACGGAACTTCTTGAAGGATGCCCGCCGGATCATGGATCGACTCTATAATCACTATTTTAGTCCTCGATTGAAAACCTTTGTGGTTGAGCACCTGGGCGAAACGTATTATGACCCTTGGTTAGTAAACTTCTTTAATGCGGTGATTCCCCATACCCTTAGAGGTCACTACCCTATCGCAGAGGAGTACAGCATCGGTGAAACCATGGAGTTCATGGATCGTCCCACCCTGTGGACGGCGATCCTCAAGCGAGACACCTATATCCTAGAGCAGATGCCGAGAACCTACGTCAATCGGGGGGCAGGAACCTTCTCAGGATATAGCATGTACCATTCGATATTGAACGTCGGTATCGATTACGTTACTATGCCGAATGACTGGACAGACTCTACCGTACATCCTGATACGGAACCCTATCTTTTCACCCACGCCCTCTATGATGTGGATGGGGATAGGTCTGAGATTGAGATGGGTGTTGCGGAGTACGTAGAGACCGGTACGATTTCAAATCAGCGCCTGGCTATGCTTGTAGAGACAGCCCTGTCATCCGAAGGTATGTCGGGGCTACGTGAAGCTGTATTGGCATTAGCGTTACTGCGCTTTAAAATTGTAGGAGTCTAATATGGATAGTGCACGCCGCGCATATCTGGTAAACATGTTGTTTGATAAAAACTTTATGTGCCAATGTGCCCCTGTATATCTAGACGTGGCCTTCCCGCCCCCTAAGCCTCGGGACCGTGAGGTTTTCGATGGCCGTTACGGGGCATCCGGCTGCGTCATGACGGTAGACTACTCGAACGAACGTCACGTCTTAGACGCTATGTTTGCACACACTCGGTATAGCGGTAATCAGGAAGATGACGATCGTCTGGCCCAGACACCGGTCGAGATGGGTCTAACAGTCAATCAGATGGCTGAGGTTTTAGCGGTTGATGGTAGTTTTACGTTTCTAAATCCACCGGACTGTACCGAAATCAGTGATCTAATCAATGAGTATATGGTGGGATTACAACAGGCGCAGCGGTATGAGGTACATTACCCCATGCCGCCGAAAGAGGACCTCGAAAAACTCAGTCGCTTAGATACCGTACTGCAGCCGATGGTCACCGTTATTCGTAACCACGGTATGGGTACAGGGGCCTGGGATGAAATTGAACGCCTCTTTACGGTGGGTAAAGTAGAAGGTCGCCTTTCACGTCAAACGCCCCCTGAGCCAGTTAAGGTTAGCACCGGCAAAGTACCGGCGATTTCCAATACCAACTATAAACAACATAAAGCGTCTGCAAAAGACCCCTTTAGCTTTTAAGGAGTAATGTAATGTCGGTACGGGAGTCTACTACCTATAAAGAGCTGCTCACACTCATGAAGACTCCTGGCCGTGTGGTTCACTGGCGACTGGGAGGTTCACTGCTGGTTAAGGGGCAGCGTACCAAGTACACTAACATCGTTAAACATGCCACTAAGCATCTATACGGCGAGCGCTACTACGGTGACACCTACCTTACCATTAAGGTGGATCCCGTCGTGTACCGTCATATCGTTAAGTACAAGAACGATGTCCAGTTTGAACTCACCAAAGCCCAGCAGTCCCCCGATGGGATTGTGAACACAGAAGTCAAACGCTACGTGCAGCTATTCAATGCCTACCTGACAGACCCTGTGGATCCTGCCATCATGGCGACACTGGGCAACGATGAAGATAAGAAGGGCACCGTTGTACAGGCCTCTAACCAGGTTGAGATTACCTTTCAGCTTATCGAGCCTGTGGTTGCTGATCTTAGGTTAGAAGAAGTCGGTGGAATCTTTCGTAATGTCACTATTGAGAAGCTTCTGCGTACATTGTTGAGTTATAAGCTGGGTCCCGATGAGAACCCCGAGACACTCAAGGATGAGAAATACACCGGTATCCGGGGGGTGGACATCATGCCACCGGACAATGCTAGGGTTTACGACCATATCGTGATACCCAATGGCACTCGCCTCTATGAGCTTCCTAAACAGTTGCAGGAGGACTATGGGGTCTATGCCTCAGGGTTGGGGTGGCACATTGTGCGTGGGTGGTGCTTCTTCTATCCCTTGCTTAATTATACCCTCTTTACCCAACGGGAGAAAACCCTAACGATACTGAATGTGCCGGTTACCGAGATTCCCGTCATGGAACGTACCTTCCTCCATCGGTCGGGACAACTCTACGTTTTCTCAACGGGTGACACCGCGTTCTTTGACCGCACGGAGCACGTTCAGCTAAACAAGGGTACAGGGCTACGGATGTCGCGGGCGTCAGATCTACTCGATAAGTTTGTCGTAACCTCCCAGAACAAAACCACCTTTAATAAGGCTGAGAAGGTAGCCGGCTTTATTCTAGAAGAGCGTCCGGATAAGAAAGTGAATGTCCGTCATACCCCGGTGCATTTCACGGATAACCCCTTCAAACACACCACACCCTTATCTGAGTCTATGGGCACGCCCGTGGTTGTGGAATGGGACCGATCTGCCCCTGAACTTTTGTATCCAGGCATGCAGGTTAAGTTCCTATTTAAGGGGGAAGAACGCATCGAGTCACTGATAGGGACATTAATAGGGGCTGAGTCGATTACGGCAACTAAGACAGGTGCACTTACGGATGTTAACTTTATATCCCGCACCCGACTCATCATTAACCTAATACGAAGGGACTTGTCCGAGGGAGAGTAAGATGCGGTGTATAAAGTGCATGCTGTTTTCACTGGCCCTCGTTGGCCTATTCCTCGCGAGTGGTTGCGCAGGGATTAAGTCACCTCCTCACCCATTGCGAGATGGTTATGACGTAGGGGACATGTACCGCTCTATCGATAGGCGCATTGATCGGCTGGCTCAATTAGAAAAAGCGTACTGTCAAGAAAAGGATCCCTTGGCTAAGCGTTTGCTCCTGATCACCATACGTCAGGTAGCACCTGGCTATCCCGAGAAGGGTATCTGTACCTTCTACATGAAACCCTTAGCGAATGTAGATGGGCTAGATAAGTTGACCTTTGGATTGTCAGTCGGCACACTGATAGGGTACTTAGTATTGCTATAATTGAATCCCTCCCCATTACGGGGAGGGATTCAGTCTTTTTATAACCCTATATTACAGTAAGGATATGACCTTAATGGAGAGTAAATCATGAAAAAGATTATTCTGTTTTTAGCTACCCTGACCCTGTCGGTTTCAGCCAATGCATTTGATGCAGTAGAGTATGTAAAAAACTCGCTCTACCCCACTGATAATTCAAGAACCTTTGGCATGGTACTGGATAACCGCCCTGCCTGTCGTGAGGTCTGGTGGGAAAGTTGGAAGAGCGATGATGGTCGTGATGTGGCTGAATACTTTTGCAAGTATAACCGCCCAACCTCAGCAAAATATATTGACAGCCCAGAGCAAATTGAAGAGTTTGGCGAGGTGGTTGATGCTGGGGAGCGCTACCGTTATGTCGTAGGGGCCAACGGTAAGGTTTACTACGCTGGCGGATGGATCTGGATTGAGCGGCAGGATGTTATCGTGAAGCTACCATATAGCGGTCAATCCTTTTGGATGAATAAGCTTGCGGAGAAACACGCCGATTACACGATAGACAGCGCAATCAAGTTCCTGAATAAAGCCCGTGGTACCTACCTAGAGAAAAATCTGGAACTATATAACCTAGAGGGAGACCTGTTGGTTAACCATGGATATAAGTTCGTTACCATAAAGAACTAACTCGCCCCATTATACCCAATCCCTAAGGAGGGAACACAAATGAATATTACAACCCTTAACCTGTTAGTATGTTTTGCGATGGTTGCCGTTACCGGTACTCACGTAATGGCGTGGAAAAAGTTCAGGTTCAACGCCATCATGGCGATGGTGGTTGGCGCCTGCGCTTTCTACGGCGCCATCGCCGTATGGGCTGAAGGGGGTGACACCTTAGCCTACACTGGTTTCCTGGCAGTTTACCTGGTAGCTACACAGATAAATATTGCTGTTCTTGCCAAGGGTAGTGACCGTGCTGTAGCCCTTGTTACTAAGGCTACAGACCTGGCGTGCGGTATAGCACTGGGTGCCGTTGCGTACCAGGTATGGGCCGGCGGTGATACTCCCACTGCACTGATTGTCATCTTTGTGATGGCGATGATGACCAGTGTGTTCACCTGGAAAGCAAACGCAGGTGCACAGGCGAAAGCCTTGTACCTGAAGCACTAAAGGAATACACTCCTACCCCATTGGGGTAGGAGTGTACCTTATTTTTTTTTTTATCTCCGTAGCGATTGCGCCTCGACGTTAGGGGGTCGATTTCCCCGACCACCACCGTGTACCCAGCGATGAACCGTATTGCCGTACCCATTTTCAACAATGATTTCTGTACATTCTTTATTGGCCTTTGGTGTACTGTCGAATGGGGGTATGGTACGCTCTGCGGCTACATTGCCGGATTCATCTACTAACACCACAGTGATCTCACCAGAGTCACCTTGCAACACCTCCACACCGTAGCACGCATCCAGTGCAATCTTGCGTACACCGCCCGTGCGAGGGAAGAAGGCCTTCACTACAAAGTTCTGTAAGCGATCAGCTCGCCCGTTAAACCGTACCTCACCACGCATCATCGTTACTCCCCATATCCATAAAACCAGCATTATCGCTATTATTGTTCAATACTGCATTGAGATCGTAGATCACCTTCGGCGTGTCAAGGTCAACGTCATCTACCAAACCGCCGACCTTCTCAAACTTATACGCAAAGTTTAGGTGCTTGGCTGGTGTACGTTCACCGCCACGGTGCTTACCTCGAGCCACCGAGAGGTACGTATCCTCACCATTACGAATCAGACACATGACAAACTCCAAGTCTAACTTAGTCGCCAGTGACTTGGTATTACGGTAGTACCCGCCATTGGATACACGTTGGGTAAAGTTCGATGCCCCTTCACGCCAGATCTGCTGTGCTTCTGTAGAGAGCTGATGGCCAGTCGCGACCGTAATGCCCCGTGGGAAGCAATGGTTACGAACGACCTGAAATACTTCGTTAATCAACTCATCTTTACGATCGGCACTGCCACGAGCGATCAATTCTAAGTAGTCCACAACTAACATATGAATTTCATAGCCCTTGGCTTCGTACCCCATGATCACGTCCAACAAGTCATAGACCGTGAAGTTGTTTGGGTCATAACACTCCATAAAGAAGGTATAGCCTTTAGACTCCAACCGGTCTTTAATGTATCGACTGGCTTTGACTGGGTCGACTTCCGTAATGTCGATTTGCTCACCGGTATCCTGCTCAATCAATGAACGGTAGATAATCGGCAAGTCCTGTTCGAGTTTGTTCTCAAAGGAGATACGCACTACAGCGGGTTTCTTTTTCTCATCCCACATCCACGGTACGTTATGTAAGGGTACACTGCGTGCCACATCGTTAAGCATGCCGGTCTTATAGTGATGCGTCAAAGCACCAAAGTTAATCAGTTCACCCCGTCTAAAACCACCGACACCGCAGGCACGGTTCATACCGACTAGTCCGGTCTTCAATACCCCTTCAGTGGAATTGACTTCCTTGGCCTTATGGAAGGTATCTTCTACATCCCCAAGGTCTTCTGTAGAGAGTCGCCCTACAAACCCTGTCTTTTCACCATCCCCTGTAGAGGTCGTATACTTCGACAGTGAGTCTTGAAATTCCCGTAGGGTTGTACCGTAGTCCACCGCATCTTTCGAATAGTTAATGCGATGGTTTACCTTGGAGATCAGCTTACGGATATTAACCAGATTGAGATCGTACTTTAACTCTGACAATATCGCACGGATACGTCGACGCGCAATCTCTTCACCAATCTCCTCAGGAATTGCATTCTCCAACTCCTGCACATAGCAACTAATGTCACGAAGATTAAGGCGTACACGCTGAATCAGATCTTTACGATCAAGCTCTATTGTGGACTTAACCTCTAACATCCACTCTACGGTCGTCCGCAAATTGATCGCTACCATCCCATCGCCCTCATCCCCAATCAGGGTTGTGGGTAACTCTGTATGGGTCAGGGTCGCTTGGATCGTCTTGTAGAGTTCCTCCCAGCTACCGGGCGTACGGTTAGCAAGGTAAAGTGCTGTTACACATCGTATAAGGGTTAGATAGGGGTTTCCTGACATTGTCGCGTTTCCTTTATCACAATCGTCTTCGTCGTATACCATCATGACCGATGATTATAATCCAAACTTACCTCATTATTAAGCCTGATCGTATGGCGAACATTAACACCCACAAGGATAAACGTATGAAAGTTATGGTGTTAAACGAGACACTCGTAAATGCCCTGACTGCCCAGAACGTGCCACTGGAATCTGTGGCAGATGAGGACGTTTTCTTTAAGCACCTAACCCACAACGATTATTCGATTGTGGTGCTTCAGACGGACCACTTCATCCGTCAGTTCGAAAAACGTCATCGAGAGCACTCACCCCTTAAAGGGGCTCTGTGCAACTGGGCGGAAATGGTAGTATCTGAAAACAGCGATATTTTCGGTCATTTACGTGAAACCCTCACGGACGGACAGATTGAAGACCTCGTATCTGACATTAATCCGTTCCTTGAAAAACTTGCCTGTAAAATGGTTGACGAGAAAACTGCATTATTGTATGCAGACCCATCGTCACTAGAACATGGGCGGGATACTTTGGAAAACATTTTCTGCGCGATGGCCCTGATCATGCCGGTTAATGCAGTAATGAAATCTCAACTTTATGGACACTATGTCCATTCCATGTAACGTTACAAAAGGATTACACAATGTCCAAGCTCCGTAAGATTAACAGCGCTCAGGCGCGTGTTAGCGACATCGTTACCGCGATCAGTGGTGTTCTGGCCGAACGTCGCGGCGATCTGATTACTCCTGAAACCGCCAATAGCCTGGTGGCCATGGAATCTCTGGATGAAACCACACTGAATGCCCTGGAAGATACCTTCGGACAGGCACAGGGTGCACTGGCTGATGCCGGTCTGGAAAACCTACTGCGCGAACACTTCCGTGGCAACGACCACGCTGTACAGGTTTCCATGGAAGCTGCAGCGATTACCCTGCTGGCCGCTGGTAATCCGGAAGTCTACCACGAAAGCTTCATTGCCGCCCGTAAAGCCGGCGGTGGCGCTACTACCGTTGATACGTTCGTACCGGGTGTGGATTCTGCACTGCCGTCTATGGAGTCCTTCACTCAGGATTCTTTCGACAAGTTCGTGTCCCACTCTGTTCTGGTGAACGCCCTGGCAGTAGGTAACAACGAATTCGACGAAGCCTTCTTCCCGACTGAAGTAATCGATGCGTCTCAATCCGGTGCTGAAGTGACCGTATCTATCGCTTACGCGTATAACCGCACCAAGCGTGGCGTAAACGGCAAGCCGTACGAGTTCGAGAAGAAGTCCCTGATCCGTGCTATCGAAGACCACACTATCCTGGAAGGTTCTTCTACTGACGTTTACCCGCGTGCTGATGCTGCGGCTAACAACGATGCTTTCCTGGTTGACGCTGCAGTAGTCGGCAACAAGACCCTGTCTGTTAACGGTGTGGACATTGTTACCCGTCCGCTGAAATTCGGTGTGGAAACTGACCTGCTGGCCGTCTCCAACCACCCGGGTCTGATCGGTTCCGATGGTCAGGATGAGACCGATGCATTGGATCCCAATATTGCACTGGGCTCTGTTTACCTGGAAGTGGCTGTTGATGACGGCAGTGTTGTTAAGAAGCACGTCTTCGAAATCGACACCGCCGGTGTACCGGGTGCCCTCTTCACACGTGCTGCTGAAGGTAGCACCAGCAACCTGACCATGTCCTTCAAGTCCGCACTGGGCCTGAATGCCAAGATGAAGTCCGTGGGTGGTGTTGCAATCACTGACCTGGGCCTGCACACTCTGCTGGGTGTAGCTGCTGGTGATGACTGGACCGTTGAAGTGCCGGTATCTATCTCCGGTGTAGCAAACAATGAATACGCCAACATCGAAGTCTACGCGAACAGCGTAGGTGTAGGTAAAGCGTACGTCGGTACTGACAAGACTCCGATGGCTACAAGTGGTGCAGAATACCAGGCTATGGCTGCAGCTACCACAGTTGCTCTGGTTGGCTACATGCCGAAAGCTCGCCGTGTGAACGCGAACCTGCGTCAGAAAGGTATCCTGATCGATACTGCACAGTCCAACCGTTACTACTACCCGATCACAATCGGTTCTCCGCTGGCCTCTGTCCGTCCGGTCAAGTCTGCTGGTGGCGGTGCAACTGTAGAAGGTCTGGTACAGGCTCTGCGTACTCGCTCCTCCAACGCCTCTGTCTCTACCCTGATGCATGCTGAAGCTCAGCTGAAGCAGCTGGCCAACGATGGTGTTGTACCCGTAAATGCACCGATGATCGGTTCTCTGTTCGTTAAGCCGACATACACTACCCGTGCTCTGGACGCTGCGTCTGTTGTAACCATCAACCGTTCTGGTGAAGGCTACGATGACCTGCGTGCTCTGCTGGTTGACGCTGTTACCACTATGGCGGATAAGCTGGCACTGGAGTCTGGTTACCTGGCGGCCCTGGAGCAGTTCACCGGTGGAGACCG